GGTTAAGTTCTCCTACCTCCATGACCGTAACATTGATGCTATTGTAGCAAGTTTGCCAGCTATTGCAGATGGTACAGCTTATTTTAATACTGCTGATAACCGCCTATACTTTGATGCAGAAGGTGTAAGGTATTCTAGTCCTACACCTAAGTGGTTTGAGGTGACGCTGAGAACTACTGGTGAAGTCTATCAGTTTGATGGTGGTGCACTAACTCTTAAGATGAACCTTAGTGAGTTGGCAACTGCGATCAATAATGATCCGGCGTATCACACCACTGTTGATACAGCGTTGGGTACTAAGGTCGACACTACTGATTTTGATGATGCTGTAGATATTATTGATGCCTCGATAGCAACTAAGGTTAGTACTGTAGATCTGGCAGACCCTACCGACCCGAGCAAAGGCGCGGCGTTAGTAGGCTACCAAAGCGGCACGGTCGCTACAGCACTTGCGTCTAAAGTAAATTCAACTGACCTCGCCAATGCTACCGATCCGCTCAAGGGAGCCGGGGTAGTGGGGGTATTGGCCCCAGACGGGACTGGCAGCACGGTTGGTGCAGAACTAGAAGCCATCGACAAGGAGTACGACAGGAGTGCATGGTCGGTGCTTGCAGGCGCGCTGCAAACTGGCCCGTTGATTGTCGACGCTAGTCGCTACCTGCGCATAACTGGTGATCTAGCCGACGCAGCTTACAACAACGCGGCCTATCAGAACATCCTAGCTGGCCTGCCATTCGGCGCAGAGATTGAACACCCTGCTCGCGGCATGGCGTACCTAAACGGAAACCTTGATATCACCGCAGCGGGCACACACCTACGAGGCCATAACAGCGCCGGGTCATACGACCAGTTCGTTATGCAATTCATGAACGCCGCTGTACCGATGTTTAATGTAAAGCACAGTGGCTTGGCCATGGAGCGCCTGATTCTGCAAGGAGCAATCACCGGTAGAGCCCTTAATGACACGCAAGATGCCCTAAACTTTGATGTCACTTTAAATGACGGGCACGCTGACGCCCGCATTGATTCGGTCGGATTTATATACGTTCGGGCAGGCGCGTCAGTTATTAACTTCAGAGCCCGTAATATACGCTTCAATAATTGCGTGTTCTCAAACAGCCAGCGTGCGTTTTCCATGGAACGTGTGCCTGTTGGCTCTGAGGATCAGCGCGTATTTGAGTTCCATAACTGCAAATACCACTCCATGGGTCGGTTGCTGTCTTCCGTGGATTCTGTGTTTTATGTCAACCCTCTTTCGCAAGCACTTGAGCTTATTGTGACTGGTGGGCACGCAGATGATACTGTGAGGATCATGCGCGGCTTCGCTGGGCAGAGTGAGATTACCGCGCTAGCAAGCAACCGGGCTGCCGGGGCATTCGCAGATCTTGATTCGACTGGTTTCACACTTGACGGTTACCGTACATTCGACATTGACGCTTGCAAGCTAAAGAACATCAACACCACGACGCATCAATTCAGCGCGATCAAGGCTGTGGGTGCAATGGCGCTGACAGTCGCTGACTTTGTGGTTTCCGGCGCTGGTGGGCATGGCATTGAGATTCATAGTAATGATGTGGATATTCGCAGCACGATAGTACATAACGCCAGTTGTGGCGCTACGGGTGTATACAGCGGATTTTACGTCGCCTCTGGAGCTACTGATACAATCTTTGGTGGGGGGTGTGCATACAAGCACAACCGGGAGGTTACCAGCGGATCAATCGTGGCTAAGTATGGGGTTGAGAACTTGGGTACAAATACGATGTTTCTTGACCGGCTTGCAGTGATTGGAATGGCGGCTGGCACAAATTACTATATTGACCCGCTCGTGACTTCCCGAGGTCCTGATCCTGTGCAGCCCGGTGCGCTTCAGCGTATTTCTTGGGGCGGCAATACGGCACCAACTACAGGCAAATACTCGCTGGGTGACGTTCAGATGAACATCGGCAGTTCTGGTACTGGCTTAGGGTTGCGGTGCTCTGCTGCCGGTACTCCGGGTACTTGGACTGCGTAAAATACTCACCCTTCGTTAGCTCGCTTCGGTGGGATGCTTGATTATATCTCGGAAGCCCCGCGAGGTTAAACCTCGCGGGCTCTATCACCATCCGGAAAAAGCCCAAGAGGCGCAGACCATTGCGCAAGCCCATGCTGTATACTGACAAACACTTAACAGGGGCACCTCAACATGCAAGATTTCGGCACAAAGGCAAATGATACGGCTGGCCCTGTCAACTAATTAGGAAGAACCACATTGAGTGAGATAATAGCCCTTTAAAGGGCTATTTAAAATCATAGTAAAATAGTTATGACTTTCTGTTGCTCACTACAATCTCGTAAATAATTAACTCTATAAAGCAGTGCATTATAGACATTCTGATTGAAAGACTTCTCTTGTTTGTATTTATTTTCTAGTACATACTCAATGTAGTTGGCTTTTTCTAGTTGTCCTCGAAAATGTGCTTCTTGTTCCGTTTTATAATAGGCCACATGTTTAGTTTTACCTTCAGATGTTGTGAGGGAACACTGGTAAGGTTTATTTAGTAGTGGTCTTCCTACGTAAGGTGGGCAATAACTAGCCCACATAAGCCCACCATTGTCCTTTGACACACCACAATTTAAAATAGTGTTTATGTAGGGAGGAACTAAACAGCACTTATCTGGGTGGTACTCATTATTTCCTATAACAAGAATGTCCTTATCTAAGTAAAGCCTATTACCGGAGTTATCTAGGTAAGTTTCTTGGTTAAAGTACCACTTTTGAAATTCAGAACGTAATTTCCAAAGTTCCGAACACATAGAAGTACTTGTGGATGGGTTTCTTTGTGTTTCTTTTTCACAAAAAGACCTTACCAACATTCCATACCACATCGCATAATCCGGGTAGACTGTTTTTCTCCCAAACTCATCCCGAACAGTGCATGAAGGCCCAGATAGTTCGGTGTCATTAATTCCCCAACCTTTCACTAATTTCATTTTATTAAAACTCCTATGTATTTTGAAGGAATATTGTGAACTATAAACAACTAACTGTCAAGAGTTTTGACTAAAGGATAATTATGGAAATCTCTAAACCCGACTACACGTACTTGTGGTCCTCTGGGGGCTCTATCGTAGCCCCCAGTAATGTAAAAGTACAAACAGGGTGGACCGCTGAAGTCCCTCCTTTCCAATGGGAAAACTGGAGTCAGAATCGTCAAGATACTGCTATTGCTCATATCTTGCAAAAGGGTATTAGTGTTTGGTCCTCCACTGGTGAATATTACTTCACGACTTCTGGTGAACGTTCCTATGTTCAGGGCAGTGACGGTAATATTTATGTAGCTGTTACTGATAGTGTTGGTCAAAATCCGACCACTGATGCTACAGACACTTATTGGACAATTGCGTTTGTTACGCCAGCAGCTTTAGTAACTGCCCAATCTCTAGGCGGGGCTATTATAGGGGATTCTAGTAACCTAAAGATGTCTGTCACAACAGCTTCAGCTACAGCCTCTATGACTGCTGATTCGGTAGTAGTTGGATCTTCGCTAGGTGGACTACCTTACAAAATCAATAGTGTTAGTAAGTCAATTAACCTCAGCACTACTGGTGTAGGTGGTATGGACACTGGTACAGCGCCTGCATCAGGTTTTGTATCTCTCTACTTGATCTATAACCCAACAACTCAAGCATCTGCATTGCTGGCCTGTAATCAGACAACCTCTAGTGGTACTATCTACTCTGGTGCTAATATGCCAAGTGGTTACACTGCATCAGCGCTTGTTAGCGCTTGGCGAACCAACGGATCATCCCAGTTTATTGTTGGTTCACAAGTTGGGCGAAGCATCAGCATTGCGTCTATTTTTATCGTTGTCACATCTGTTAACCAGACGAACACTCCTGTATCCATCACGTCATTAGTCCCATCAGCAACCAAGACCATCACTGGACTACTGACGTGTACAACAACAACATCTTCCAGTGTATCTGTAGCATTGGCTTCGACAGCAGCTGTAGGGGTTCAGCAATTGGGGGTAGTCCCACCAGTGGGGGTTGTAGCACCTCTAGTTACCGGTGTCTTTTCAAAGTTGAGCATTGCTGAGTTAGGAATTGTGTATCTGACTACTAATGCGACATCGGGCACGATGACATCCACTGCATCCCTCAGTGAGTATACTATCTAATGACTATTCTCAAGCATGTGCAGTTCGCGGACAGTACGAAGCTAGTTATTGTTTCTGTTTTCTGTGGAGAACAAGACCCCGAAGCTATTAAGTTTCTAGGTGAAGTGGAGGATATGGATCAGCGGTACTTAGATTTTATGGCTAAACTACAGTTCACGGTTAATTAACTTTATGAGGGTTTGACATGTCAACCAGCTCCAATTTGTATAAAAAGCTTCTTGGAGTTGGCTTGGGTTCTGCACTCGCCATTTCTGGAGCCTTCCTAGTCTCACCTTCGGAGGGTCTTGTAACTAAAACATACCTAGACCCTGTAAATATTGTGACTTCCTGTAGAGGTCACGTAGGGCCAGAGCTTAAACTTGGGCAAACCTTCACTGTAGATCAATGTGACGAAGTATTTGCAAAAGATCTTATCAAACACGATAAGCAATTAATGTCTGTTGTGAAAGTTCCATTCAAATCTGATTACCAACATGCTGCAATGCTTTCCTTTGTCTACAACGTAGGCATTGGTAACTTCTCTTCTAGCACAATGCTTAAAAGGTTGAATGCTAGGAATTATGGAGGAGCTTGCTTGGAGCTTACCCGTTGGATTTATGCGAAAGGTAAGAAGTTGAACGGGCTTGTGACTAGGCGAACAAAAGAATACCAATATTGTATGGGAGAAGTTCCCTTGGAAGTGAAGGATTTAGTCAATGAAAGTAATCAGTGATTGGAAAAAGCATTTACGCTCGTACTCGGCACTAAGTTTAATTGCAAACCTGTTCATCTCATTGTCTTATGGGATTAGTGTGGTGCTTGGGATGGGACTTGTTTCATTGAGCCCTGTCTATATCATATTGGCTATGACTGTCGTTGCTGGGTTGGGATTTCTGGGTAAGTTTATTGCCCAGTTTGAAGATGATATGGAAGAAGAGAATGTTCAATAGCCTAACGTTCGGAGCAACGCTCAGTATCATCCTTGGATTGTCTCTCAGTACCCTGTCTTTTGGCTATCTTTCTTACTCCTTATCAAACGATAAAGCTGTAGCTGTATATGCACTCAAAGAAGCTCAGGAAACGATTGCAGAGAGGGAAAAGTCCCTTAACTTGAAGTATTTGTCTTGTGAATTGAGTGACAAAGCTGGTGCTGAATTGATTCTGGAGAAAAGTAAGATTGATGAAGGTATTTCTCCTATCAATACCCAACTCAAAGAACTGGCTACTGTAAAGAAAACCACCACTCCATTAAGAGTGAACGTTAAACAAGAGACTATTAAAAATGAAAGCAATTTCTTGCCTGATGATGGGCTTCTTAGTCCTAATGTTACAGGGCTGCTTCGCAACGGCTGGTGTAGTGTCTACCCCGACAGTGACCAATGTCTTCCCACCGGACAGTTTGCTGGTAAACCCTTGTAGGCCAGTGAGTGCTGGTGAAAGCCTTATTGATTTAGCTATTGCTCAGAATACCAATGTTGGTTGTATTGGTAAGTGGGAAAAGCAGATGAATAAGATTCGTAAGAATAAGGCTGATCAAATGGAGTTATATAAGAATGTCAAATGACTCTGCTAACACACGTATTACAGCTATTTGGGAAAAGTTCGCCATCGGACTTCTCTCTGTGGTGATGGCCCTTGGTATGCTTGTCATCCAAGACATCCGGACACAAAACAAAGAGCTTGAGAGTAGGGTGTTATTCCTCTACACAGACAAAGTAAGTAATCAGCAACTCAAGGACACAGAGCAACGATTAGTAACTAACATCGAAGGGATGCGTTCAGATCTATTGGCTCGTTTAGACCTGTATTTCGGATCGATAAACAAACGGAAGTAACTCGGAGGTCCAATGATCTGGCGGGTTTTGGATCGAACAGCAACTGTAGCTTATCTTATTTTATCTACAATTCTAATAGCAATCTTGATGTCTAATTCAAGTGAGAATGCTAACGTTAATAACTATGGACAGAAGCTTACATTAGTGCAACAAGAAATTATGAAAGTAGTTGCTAATAATACAGATTATCTGGAACAGAGGGTTAATAAAACTTCTGAAAGACAAGATGATTATCAGGTAAGCACTGACCAACGGATTTATGTTCTTGAGCTTAGAGTTAAAGAGCTGCAAGCTGATAAGAAACTTGGCCAGAAAGTGATTCAAAATAATATACAAACACAGAACAATACGAATAATTAAAATAACAACTGCATTGCAGACAAGAAAGCTGAGCCAACAGCTTATCTCAGAAACACTAAAGCCGAGGCTCCGTAAAAGGATGTCCTCGGCTTCTTTTCGTCTGTAGAAAAGTTATTCGGTATGTTTTACAACCCTAGAAAACAAAGTCTTCTCCGCCTGAGTATGCAACCCTTTCTTAACAACCTCGGGTGGGTATTGCTTCAACTCTTTTTCGATCCTCTTAGTCTGGTATTCCATGTAAGTGAAGCCTCCTATACAAATTGTTGCTAGGAGACACAAGCCTGCTGCGACATCTGTCATTAAGTAATTTTTCATTTTGTTTACCCCTTTATGTCCACAACGAATTTCTGATTCGAACAAGACGTACCAACATTTCTGTATCTTCCTCAAACCATTCATCTTCTTTGCTGTAATCTTCATCTGTACGTGTAAGATACTCTGTCTTGAACCACAAGTAAAGTTCTTTTTGTTCCCTAGCAGCTATTGCTTGACTACTAGGTAGTCCATATTTTGGGTTATCGGGAAGTGCTCCCATCTGCTCATCAATCACCAACCCCAATTCCCAGTCAAGAGTCTCAAGTCCTTTCTCAATTTCAATATACTTTACAAGCTCTGTAAAGGGACCAATGAAGATTCTGTGTGTGAGATCGCTCCACTGTCCAACTGGAAGATTGCAATCAAGAACGTGAGTTTTACCTTTCCAGTTTTTATAGAAGACTTTGATAGAGTGGAATAGGTCTGAAGGCCAAAGGATGAAGTTTTGTACTTTGTTGAAGAACTTCTTTGTTAGCCAATAAGTGAAAGGTGCTTTAGCGCTACTTACTCTGTGGTGTTCTTCCCAAGCTTCCATTGTGAGTGCTTTAGGGTTGGTGATACCTACGGATGATCGTAGGTTGTTTGCAAGTTTGCTTAGCGACCAATAGTGCACACGTGTGCGTTTGTGGAAACGGAACATTTTTAATTCTCCAAAAGAAAAGGCTCTGCGCCCGAAGACATAGAGCCAATATAGCACATCAGATTATTGTGTCAAGCGACCTTCGTAGAAACCTACAAAATCCTTCCAAATCCCGCCCGATCTCAATCTAGAAATACAACTAGGTTCCATCTGGAGAGCATCCGCAATCTTCTTATTTGTAATTCCGATCTTAATAAGCTCCCAAGCCTGCACTATCTTAACAATAGAGTAAGCACCAACAGTAAATGATTTTGGGAAAACTTTACCTTCTCTATCATAAACGTGTTTCCAGCGTTTACCGTGGCGAACTAATGATACATAGCGGGAGTGAAGGTTAAACTTCTCACCTATATAATCATTATTATATCCCAAATCAAATAGTTGGTACATCTCTAAAAGCTCAACCTCGGTGATTTTGCTGCCATGGTTGTCCTCTCCCCTCCTACCTTTTGCTAGACCTAAATCATATGCATGTTGGGTATTATAACTTACGGTTACGACTTCAAGGTTTGAGAGTACATTATTAAGCTTATTACCGTCTTTGTGATTAACGACTAAATTCTCTGGTATAACCCCAAAGAATGCCTCCATCATAGCCCGGTGAACACCTCTAGCCCTTGTTGTAACTCTTTTCGCAACTACAAGATAACCTTGTTGGTTTACAAAACACTTAATCAACTTACCAGTTTTAGGATTCTTTACTCTACCAATATTACTAATAAGATAGTTCGTTAAAGGGTGCTTCTTCCAAATTTCGGTGTCTTCCATAAAATCTCCTTCAATAGAAATAACCCCGCCGAAGCGGGGCCTTAAACTTTATGCCTCACATGAGACGCAAACATTGTTAACGATAATACCTGAACGACTGTAGATATAGTAAAGGCTCAAAATATCTTCATCCAAGAAAGCTTTTGTATGTAGTTCAGCGATACGATCTTCGTCACCATCCTCAGAAACATAGAAGTTAATCGATTGTCCCTGACAAAGATGCTTCTGACGCTGTGATGCATAACGCAAGATTACACTCTGATCAACTTCAAAGGCAGTCTTAAATACCATTTTCTCATGATCATCTAGCCAAGTTACATGCTGTACAGAACCAACATGAGAAATAATGTCGTCCAACGTTTCTTTACTGTAAACACCACGTTCAACCATGATGTCATACATTTCAGGAACAATACGGAACATGCCACCCGCTGCACTACCTTGTTCAAACACCATTCCGGGATCTGGAGATACAGATTCAGATACACCTCCCATAATCAGGGCACTGGACTTATTAGGTGCAAGTGCTGTTCGGTGTGTCATCCGTTCACCATAACCACGAAGCCATTCCGGCTCCCCAAACTCTGCTGCCAACCACTGTGAAGCTTTCAAACTTTCGTCTTTTATTTTCTTAAAGATTTCAGAGTTAAGAAACTGTGCCTCAATACTTTCATATGGGATTCGTTTCTTCTGAAGCAATGTGCTAAAGCCCAATGCACCCAAACCTACGGCACGACCTTTCTCTGTAAACTTGCGTACCTTAGTAAGACCCGGAATACCCTCACTAGCTTTCAAAAAGTCACTAACTACACAATCCAAGAATACTGTTGCATCAAAGATTGCTGTGGTGTCCTTCCATTCTTCGTATTTAGAAAGATTCATACTACTCAAAACACAAGAGTAAGAGAGATTCTCTGAAGAATGAAGCATAATTTCCGAGCACAAATTTGAAGCTTTAATATCCAAGTTCAAGTCTTTATATACTTGTGGTCGATGACGGTTTGCCCGGTCTACGAAGAAGTAATACCCCCGGCCTGTAACCATCTTTACAAACAAAGCCCGACTAAAACGGCGGTTAGCTTCTTCATCACCAGACTTCAGCTTAGCAATAAACCCGTCACTAATGACCCATCCGATATTCAGCCCGTCTGGAGTTGCTTCAAGTGTATCCACCAACTCATCAAAGTCACCATGATCAATCGGCAAGTAAGAGGCTGTACTACCCCGCCGTTGACTACCTTGGCTAATCTCTGCTGCGTCCTGAGAGAAACCAAGGATAACAGGAACAACACCAGAAGCTTGACCACCAACACTGATACTTGTACCACGAGAGCGGATATCACCAAAGTAGCCCGAGCAACCAAACCCATACTTGCCGAGCATTGCTGACTCATGGCGATTCTTGTAAAAACTGTCTACGCTATCGCCAACGTACTGACCAGAACAACTAACGGTAAGACCACGATCTGTCCCAGTATTTGCTAGTACCGGAGTCGCTGCGGATAGCCAACCTTTCCATAGGAGGTTAAAGAACTTATCTTCCCACTCCGCTTCAGCACCTACCATATATTGAGCAAGAGTTTTAGCTACTGTCTTGTGACGACCATGAACCCCCAACTCACCAGCTACAGCATATTTAGACTTGAACAACTGCCAAGAGTTAGTAGTGAACCAATCCGGAATCAATCCTTTCTCTTGTAGCTCTTTACGTTCAGCACTAAGATCCTCAAAGCCCTGTGTCATGCAATCTCCCCAATAAATTTAAGTTTAGCTTTGTTCCAATTACGTGTGTACTGAACTTGCGAGTTGCTAAAAAAGTCTGCGTACTTAAAGGTAGACAGTTGATTATAGAACCACTCACTTACAACACCCTGACCATCTTTAAACAGAAGTTTAGCTTTCAAGTAAGTCAATACAACATCAATCCGGTTACGCACGAAGTGTAGCATGTCTTCTTTAGTTACAGTACGGATACCGCCCTTCTCAAAGATCATGTCACAGATACGAGATTCGTGTAGATAAACCTCTTCTGCCATGAGTTTGATATCTTCGTACAAAGCCTTAACTTCTTTCTTTGTAATCTCTTTTGCCTCTTGCTTCTCTGACAACAACTGATTAAACAACCAAGCACTTGCCATACTATGAAAATCTTCATCCTTACTTGAAGCATCGATACCAGAAGTAATGTGTGGGATCATATTATAACCACCACAGTTGAAGCTCTTCAAGAATGCGAAGTTAGAGAACAATACAGCACCCTCCATGAAGGCGAATGCTGCTGTAACTCGAAGCTTATCTTCACTGTCAGCAAAACGATTAATAAAAGCAATTCGTTCACAAAGTACTGGATCTTCTTTCCAAGACAAGTAGAACTCATCTGTTGCAATACTAAGCGACTTGTTAATCAAGTCGTAAAAGGGGGCATGAATACCAATTTCAACAAAGGAGAACGTGGTTGCCATCCTCATAATGTCAGGACGGGGGAACATCTTTTGCACCTTACCGCCCCAGAACTCTTCTCCTCCTAGCATCAATTCATACTGTGTAAACAACTTCAATACCGTTGTAATACCATGTCGTTCACCTTCTGTACATTTGGTGCGAATATCATTTTCATCCTTCTCTACACCAAGTTCTTCAGCAAACCAAATAATACTTGTTTGTTTCTTAGCTGCTTCAATTGCTTGTGGGTAATCAACTGTGTAACTTTCTTTTGGTTCTTCAATACGTGCCAAACCATCTCTCCTTAATTACTGTGTCGTTCTAGTTCAGAAATAATATGACCAGAATTATTATACGACTTGCCCATTGTCTTAAGCGCAATCCGAAGGTCTAGGTCACAATTATCTACAATACAGTCCCAAGACGCTGCCCCACTGGCGAGCCAAGCTTTAGTCTCCAGTTCATGGCCTTGGTACATCAAACAATCAACAACTTGTCCGCGAAGATTACGATGTTTACAAACTACCTCATCAATTTCTTGGCTGGTGTCCATTCCGTTCTGTTCTAGGAACTTATTAATTGCTTCTTTATTATCTTCCCCAAATGCCTGAGCAAACCCTTGAACAAGGAGGAGGTCCGACAAACTCAAATTAAATCCTACACTCATACATTACTACTCCGGAACTTATTAAACGCTGCTTTAGGACTCAAACCACTTTCATATAAAAAGATCCACTCACTCAATGTTTCAAGAATCCTTACATGTGCAATCCTGTGCTGAATGCCTTCTCTGATTGCCATCAATAATGCTACTTCAAGGATGAAGAATTCAATAGGATTTTCTTCTGAGTTTTGAAACGACATATGTTACTCCTTACTTGTGAGAGCCGACCACGAAACTGGGAAAATCTTCGCCACCTCTTTACCAACCAACTCAGCAACCACTTGTGCTTCACGTTGAGCATTTGGGTCAGTTCGCTTGTTGTAGAAGTTAGCGAAGCTTACCAGATTACCTGTCCAAATCCAATTAACAATTGCACCTTGTGGAAGAATAAAGCGAGCTTGTTCAGGACACACACCATCTTCAAGCATCATCTCATAAACTTCTAGGCAACGCATTGTTGTGCAATCATATTCATAAAGCCAAGCATCTGAATCTGGGTGCTTATCACCACTCCCTTGTTTGATACTCCCCTCAGGCTTTGCACGAAAGAATTCAGGAATAAAAATCTCTGGTGTTGTGGAGATATATCGACGACTTTCTTCGTTCTCAGTCATGCCCACCTTATGCTTAAAACATTGTGTACGAATCGGAACAGGAGCTGCTACACGGAACTTCAAAGCTGTGTGGGCAAATGGTGTCCAGTGGTCGTGCTTTGCGAGGTAGTTAATAAGTTTAGTATCATCCTTAGACAATACTTTACGAGGGGCTACATAGTCAGCAGGAACCAAACCTAGAAAACCTTCCTCATCTACAAATTCACTAGTCTTAGAAAAACTCACCCTTGCTGCGTTCACTACATCAAGATCATTACCCATATGATCCAACAATTCTACTTTAATCTGCGACAACTTCACTCTCCTTACTATTCAAAAACTCTTTAAACTCTTCTTCACTAGGGAATGAATCAAACAAAACATGGGCCATTCCTGTTGAAACAATACCCTTATAGACTTCAAGGGTGCTGATCATGTCTTGCCACGTCATCTTAACACGATTTGTTGGCACTGTTGCATGGATCATAGAAACTCCTTGTTTACAAACTGCTCAAGATTAGGACGTTTATGATCAGCAAGCTTCATCACTTTACCGTCTTCAGAACGTTTAACACAATAAAGAGTTTCACCTTCGTAAACAGTTTGATCAATGTAACATGGAACATTGTTCTCTTCAAGAACTTCTTTACTCATCAGTGCGTAAGTGTAGCTGGTGGTAATCTTACTTGTATTATTCTCACAGACCGAAGCTAGGGCTTTCTTTGTATCACAACCAAACGAGTAAAGAAGATGTTCAAGCCAAGTGTTAAGGTACTGAACATCGCAGTAAGCGTCAAGTGCCTCTACCATGTCTTCTTCTTCACAAGCTTGAACTAACTCTTCAGCCTCCTCCAAGATTAGCTTAGCTTGTAGTTTCAACTGTTTCCAGACTTCGTACTGATCACCCATTGCCGGTGTGTTGTTGATTCCGTAGTTAAACTTCTTTACTTCTGACTTACTCACGTTTTCCCCTAGTTTGCAAATTGTTCTTTATGATTGATGTTATTAAATGTCCTTCGTACCAAGTATCCACGAATCAATGACCAAGCGGTACATGCTAGCGTACAACTAGTAGCAATCCCAACAGGAGTTGTAAAGAACATCAAACAACCCATTGTAATTAGCCAACTTCCGAGCATACCTATTGTAGTGCTGCATACAACCTCTTTAATTGAATCTTTCTTACTCTGTTTCACCTTTATACTCCATTTCCAAGATCAGTTCAAGGTAATGAATAGCTTTAAGAATATCTTGTTTACCGTTTTTCTTACTGTGTCGGGTCGTGTATTTAATCACATTTCCCTCAAGGTACGAAAGACCATTAGCATGAATATATTCAATTGGTTGAATACCGCAATCTTTATAGTGATTGCCACTCACTTGTTTGTCCAGTGCTGAATGCTGTTTAGCATCTTCTACTGGCTTAATTGCTACCACAACTGAGGCTTTCTGAATAAGCTCAATCTCACTATTCTTTACCCAGAAACCTTCCTCGGGATCATCTTTATAAATAGTGCATTCTGTCTCGTAAGCTTCCTCAACAAAACCAATAAAGTCTTCAATGGCTCTATGAGCTTCACATTCCGGATATGCGAGAATTACTTTATCGCCCGGACTAAACTTTAGCTTACTTCCCATCGTCCTGTTCTCCTTTTAATCTTTTAATTTGGGCAAGCATATCTTTCTGTTGTTGCTTGAGATTGTATATGTCTTTAGTCAGGCTGTCAACCTCATCACTCAAGCGATTGACAGTATTAATCAAACGGAAATTCTCCACTTACTCTCCATACTTCTTTTTCAGATAGTCAATAGAAATAAAACATGGATCTCCATATCCATCCTTAACATTGTTCAACATGATCATACCACGCCAATGATTGTTCCCCAAGCCCGGACCTTTATATTCTTCGTGGTGTTGATAGAATGCACCAGCCACAATACCAAGCTGCATCTTGCCGTCAATTGTAGGACGTACCGACACGTCTAAAGTCTGCTTATGCCCTTGTACAAAGCTCTTGCCTACGTTCTTCAGCAAGTTCATTGCTGTACCACCATAAGGCTTGCCAGTAAACGGATTAGCCAAAAAGTGTACAAAGTAAATACCTTCAATTTCTACAGGGGAAAGGAAGCCATGTACTTCCCATCCATGAGCTTCTAGGCCAAGTAAATCATAACTAATAAAACCTTCAAACTCTGGGGAGTTCTTCGGTACTCGCATTAGCCTATCACAGTGGTTGCCAAGTGTAAACACCATCCGAGGCTCGTACACTTTCTTCTTAGCTGCTCGCTGCTTAGCTTGAAGTTCTTTCAAAGGTTTAAGCATCAATTCCATTGCAGCTTTGCCAGTCTCAATATCGTTAATTAGACGACGGCCTTCAAATGCAAGTGTACCTTTGTCATAGAAAGAAAGACTAGGAAAATCCCAGAAATCTCCCAAACAAACAACAGTGTCAGGACGCTTATCTACAAGGTATTGTCCAGCCCATGCAAGATGCTCTATATCTACGCCTTCTTTAACTTGGGCATCGGGAAGTATTAGAATTCGTTGAGTCAATTTATTCTCCTTTCAAATTTTTAAGTTTAGCTTTTAGCTCTAAAACAAGCTCATACAAATCATTATTTATATTCAAAATAATATCCAGTGTCTCTTGTTTCTGGTAAACCGAATTTTGAGGGAAGCTTTCAGAAATAGTTTTATTCCTCTCTTTCCAGTATTCAAGTAAGAACTCTTTTGATACTGCCTCTTCACTTATTTGGAAAGGTTTCTTAGGGAACAAATTAATTACGTTTTCATTGGACATATCTAAATTCCCAATTGTTGAATCCAGACAAAGAAGAAAGTATAAAACTGCACCAATGCAATATCATATTCATCAATGCTTATCCAGTTGGATAGGAAAGATTCTTTGATTTTACTGATCATTTGAAATTCTCATCCCAATCTTCGTAAGGGCTTTGTTTAACACTAACTTCATGGACAACTTCTTCAGGAGTAATCTCAGGCTTATTAAGTAGCTCTAGAATTTTACTCAATTTCATATCCAGACAAGAGATTTGAATGCTTAGTTCCTGAAACGATTCAAGGTTGGACATCTTAGTTTTATTAGTCATTTCAAAGCCCTCTCTACTACTTCAGTCCAATGAGCACCACCGTTGTAGTGGTAGGTATTAAAATCAATTGAACCATCTTCGTTAGCTACAGCTTCAGCAAAACCATAAAGCTCTCCGCTACGGATTTCAAACTGAGCTTTGTAGTATCTACCGTTAACATAGCTAAGATCGTCATCGTACCAAGTGTAGTCTGATTCAACTTGCTCTAGATAGGTTTCATATTCTAAATCCTCTTTCTTACTTTCAACCAAAGCTTTGGCAACTTCTTCTGTAAGATCAAAAGGGATAAGTTTACCCTTGTTGTGTTCCATATCACTCATTTCAACATCTCCTCAGTAATTTGTTGGCGTCTTAGTTTGGCATTACCTAGTGGTGTAATGCCTTTATCCAAGAGCCACTGCTTGTCTTGTTTCTTTTTGCATATATCAATTACAGCTTTTTCAACCCTTGCAGTCTCGAAATCTACTCCTGTTCTTTCCTGCAAATTCTTAATCTTGTGACATGACAGACAAACGAATTGTAGATCACTTTCTTGAACAAGTACAATACTTTCCATAAAAGATTGTAAATCAGAAAGTTCTCTCAAACTATTCTGTCCTTCACGGTGGTCAACGTTCAATTGATTACTTGGAAACTCATCACCACAAAGATTGCAAGTGCCTCCCCAGACCTCTTTCACTTTCCCTTTTGGGTTGGGGTTCTTAATCTTACGTCTGTATTTCTTAATAAACTCAAGCTTGATTGGTGAACGATTCCATAATGCACGCCTGATACCACCACGCAGAAAACTAAGGAAAGAACTTTTAGTAGGCCAGATGTGTGGGTAGTTGAGCCAAGGTTCCTTCATGCCAATCCTGCCACATACTCTTTAAAGTTGAACATTTCACCCTCTTTACGCCGTAAGTATAGGAAGAAAGCGTTGTCTGAAATGCGTTCAAACCAATCTTCAGGCCATGACAAGGAGTATGCCTCTATCACCCTTTCAGCGGCTTCTTTCTCCGATGTAACACCACTTAGAAGCTTAGTTGCAGCTACAGGACCAGCACCATTCGTTTTGATTCCATACTTCTCTTTAGTATCTTTGTGAACTGCTTCCAGTCCCATCAGGTTATCTGCTGAATCTCCGCAAATTACTTGAGTCCAATATTCAATGTACTGACTTTTTTCATCTTGCCAGAACACACCTTTATCAAGTTTATTGTAGTTAAGATACTGCCCTTGCCCATTTGCTGTGATGTCTTTATCGCAATACGAGACAACCAAATCTTTACTCGTACCTTCCTTTAAAGCATTCCAAGCTACGATGTTAACATAGTCATCCGTTTCCTGACCAGTGCTCACAATACACTTTGATTTGTATTTCTTTTCCATGTAATCAAAGCATTCAGCAAACAACAGAGGTTTCGCAGTACGTTGTCCCTTATAATCTACAAACTTTGATTCATAGAACTTTCGGAAGTTTCCTTCACCTTGAATACATACACGGTAATCTTTGCAACCACTGACTTCAACAATATTATCAATCTTTTGTTTGATTGTATGGAAAGCAAATCGTGGTTCACCAGTTACTTCACTTATTGTTTCAAATGAATAGTTTGACTTATCACGATTGTTCTCCTTAGCCCATTCATTGAACGCAGTCTTAGACTCGAAGAGCTTTGTGCGTTGTTGTGCAATATTTGTAGCTAGACATTGGTTATTTTGTTGCTGTGAGGCTGCTGCATAGAGGATCGTATCCGCATCGATCAGTAGGAGTTTACTCATCCTCGTCCTCCCAAAGATCAAAGATGTCCTTAATTTGAGGATCATCATAATAATCTGATTCGCAAAGATTATCCCAGTCTTGACATTCAAGAGCTTCGTTTACATCAACGAGAATAGTCTTAAATTGTTTGTCACTTACTTTAGCTTCACGAAGTGCTTCAACAAGTGTATCAAAGATTTGTGTACCACCGCCCCAACCCATATAAACCCCCTACCAGTAATAAGCCCAATTATGAAATTCTGCATCTTCACCAGTAATTGTTTTAAAGTCATCAACTGCTGAACGAATCTGCCTAATTGTTGCTTCTGGATCTTTTACACCAACTTGGAATCCAACATACCAACCATAATCGGCATATCCACTTACTGGATGAACTTCCAATTCACTATCCATTCCATGATCTTGCCAATCACCATCAAAACCTTCTAGTTGTTCTTCTGTAAAGTATTCACGAGGATCTTTCGTGTGTTTACCTACGAAAATTACTGAATCAACATCTACACCCAAGATACACCTCCTAAACAAAGAGGGCTGTAAAGCCCTCAATATTATTTAAACCTTAGTTATATTCACCACTAATCTCTTTGTAAAACTCTACAAAGTCTTTAGCCTTTGCAATCTTATCTTCTTCTTTGTCAATGTTATTACGAACATAAACTTCAGCGGCTTTTAGAGTTGACTTAACTACTGCCTTCTCAATACCAAGTTCATTCTCGTTCTTCTGATAGGTGTATTCTTCAGAGAGTGCATCCAAGTCTTGTTCAAGTGTTACGATTTCGTTGAACAGTGCCTTGCTGCGTTCATACAAGGATTCTTTCGACAGGGTGATGCTCATATTTATTTCTCCTAATTAGTGCAAAGTATGTTTAGTTTGTTTCTGTTCAGCTTCCCAATCAAGAAACATTTGATATGTCTCAGGATCAAGATGAATTTCACCATCTGTGATAAGACCACGATCTTGTGCTTGTTGTAGCCAAGATGCAAGAGAGCCGTCTTCATTTACAACTTTCATAATCTCTCCTTAAATAAGTGGGCATCCGTGTCCCAAAGTTCCTTTAGATAATCATCAACAGACGATCACTGATACGATTGAATGGCAAATCTTCTTCGAAAGAAGTATCTACATCGTTCTGTTGCTGTGGAGCAGCTTTAGCCTTCGGTGCCGGAGCTTCCTCTTCAACAGTCTTAGCCTCAACCTTCTTCACTTTGTAGCTACCCATAACATCGTCAACAACTTCATCAGAGGAAGTACGGCCCTCATAAGGAATGTGCTCTACTACTTGCACAGTGTCCAATGTAACAGTCAGTTGACCTTCAGGATTACGATAGCCGAACAATTTCAGAGTGCAGACCGAGCCATTGCCGATATCTTGAGTGAAGGCTTGACCTTCTTTGTCAATGACATTTACTGTCATCGGATTACCTTTCTTGCTGAACTCAGGCTTTGCCAAACCGAAGCCGTACATACCTTCTACAGCATCGTAGTTAGTCTTACCTTCCTCGACATCCTTAGACAAAGGATACTTAATCCGACGTGGTGGCTTAGTTGTCTTGTCTTTGCCTACAAGAGCAAAGCCTTTGTTCAGCATCACTTCGTCCAGCAATTTGTCCTTAGTAGCTTCATCCACAAACGCTGTCAGGCTGAACTCTTTATCTGTGCTCTGATATTTAGTCTTGGTAGTGTGTACAGCAGCGTAGAACACTGGAGCATTCAGTACATAGACGTTAAAAGTTTCCAGAGTACCGGACTTAGGAAGTTGCTTTACAATTACAGAAGTAGTCATTTAATTTTCTCTATTTAGTTGTGTATAGTTTTGTTCACATTATTGTGAGGGTATATCTAGCTCTCGCTAAATTCTTTTAGTGCTTCGTTTCTTTCTTCTTAACTTCTACACCTGTGACTGCTGACTCATCAAAGCCACCAACAAAGGATTTAACAGCTTGGCTCAAGGATTCACGTTTCAATTCATCCCAAGCGAAGAAATCACTTGATGATTCAAATGTATACTCCACTTCTGAAAAGCTGTCACCAACTGATTGTGTATCACGGATAGTTACGGAGCCCATCAGCTAACCACCTTCCCAAAGATTGGCATGTATTGCTGCTTCACAATGTAAGCCTCAGAGCCAGCGGCTCGTATTTCTTTCTTGTATTGTCGTGCAACCTTCAAGCTGTTAGCTACTAGATTAACACCGTTGTCACCGTGAACATCATATTTGTATGCGAGTTTCATGTCAAGCTCCTTAGCGAATAAATTTCTGATCAATTAGTTGGTATTTAGACTGTACAATCTTAACTTTGCAGCCATAAGTGTGTTCGTAATCACCCTTCATAATTCGTGCCCAATCGCGAGTTTCTAGAGTGGACATAACTTTACCCGTACCAACTTCAATCAGTGCGTAGCTGTATTTAAATTTGCTCATTTTGCTTCTCCTTCAAAAAGTACAGTGGTAGGAAGTGCCTGTTTTACAGTTGGTTTGTACATATTGGTTACATCAAATTCAATTTTAACATTACTGAAGCCGTTGTGGTTCAGTACAGATTCCAGAAACTTTGCAGAGCCTCGAAAAGCTGGGACTTTGAACCCCGATAACTGCCGGACAATAAAGTCTACATTTTCTTGAGCTTTGTTAATCACGTCTTGGTCACTCATATTTTCTCTCCTAGTTTTATTTCGTTGTGTCTAGTTTAGCATACTGGTTGGGGGTGTCTAGTGTTATTTTGAATTTCTTTTTGGATCAATGGATCTGGGAATATCTATAACCAAACTGTGTCTCACACCCAAGCTTCCTGCGTAGCTTAAACTTTTCATTAACAATGTCAATAGACGTACCAATAATTTCCTTAAACTCTTCTCGGTACTTCGGTAAGTCCTTGATTACAAAGACATTTTCGTCATGAAACTCACCGGTCAAGGTTTTCTTATTATACCGACGTTGTTGTTCTTCAAGAACTTCATCAACCCATATATCAAAAAAGTACGAACCTGTACCTTGAGCTAATGTTGAGAACCTGTCAGCCTCAGAACGCAAAGCATAACAAAAGCCATTAATGGGGTTTACCAACCACTTACGCCCTCGGCTGTCCCGAATAACCACCTGTTCATCTGCAATAGCTTTAACAGACCAATTAAGTTTCCAATAAGCTTCGTGAAGTGTCTTACCTTCTTTTAGGCTTACGCCTGCTGCCTGAGCAATCTTGGCAGCCCCAGCATTGTACACAGATGCGTAGTTTGTTGTCTTACCTTTCTTCCTCGCCGCTTTAGCGTTGCTTGACTTTTCACCACGTTTAAAATCGTCGTACTCTTTTTGGCTCACCATCTTAGCAGTAAGAGCCATCAGGATATGTGGGTCAAAATCGTCCTCCTGCATTGTGGCTACATATTCTGGGTCATATGGCAACATAAAATGGTGCTTTGTACGGTCCTCAAGGCTGCTAAGGTCGGAACCAACACTTATTTTACCTTCCCCAGCAACCAGAACACCACGAATCAAATCTCCATGAGGCTTGTCTACCCCCGGCAAATTTACAATTTCACGGTGCATGACCCGCAAAGTATTAGTAAAGCCACCAATACGAGCTTGTAACCATTTCCCATCTTTAAGGTCACGGATAAAGCCCTTGATTACACCTAGTCGGTGTTTGGCTACGTTATATTCTGCATACTTGCGAATAGCTGGCACATCTTCAGCCAACTCTAATACAGACTCGCATAACTCTTTACCGTCATCTCCACCAACACTGATCTGAGGAATTGCACGTTCTTCAGGTTTACTGTTTTTCCATTCAGTCCATTTGCTGTTATGAGAACCTTCCTTGGGTTTCTTTTCAATCCAAGCGTTAAAAGCTTCTTCATCCTTTTCATAACGGAATGATGTAGGCACCCAACCATGTGAATAAAGAAGAGCTTTCACTTGGGCAGGTGAAGATGCCTTTGGTTCCTCATAACCGTTTAATACCTTAAAAACTCCCTTAACTTCCGTACTTTCAACTCGCAAAGTGCCGTACTCATCTACTTCTTTTGCTTCATAAACCTCCATCAACTCTTTCCATTTAACACCTGTTGCGGAAAGGCTGCCATCCTTCTTAAAAGGCTTCTTTGGTTTCTCTTTCTTTGTGTATTGGGGAACCTTTGGCATTACAGCTTCTAGAGCTTCTGTTGTTTCGTTTACAATTGCTTCAAGTTTCTTTTCTGATTTGAAAAGAAGTTCTGTATCAACTTCCCAACGAGTTTTCTCTTGCAGCCGAGCACAGTCCATCTTAAACATCAAGAAAGTAAGTAGTCGGTTAATATGTTGTTCTACAGACAAACCTCTCAATTCATCAATAGCCAACACTTCATCATCAGAGATACGCTTACCACCCACAGCACCAGCATCAATCTCTGTCTTTGCCGTTGTGTATAACTCAATCAAACGTTTCTTAAGGTCTTTCCACAAAGCTTGGTTGATCTTAACGTCTTCCACTACCCGGTTTTGATACACCTCATATGGTTGCTCAGACCAATCGTCAACAGGAGGCTTCTCGATCCCATACTCTTCATGAAAAGTTCCCAAACCATGAGTTTTTCGTTCAGGGTTCAAATACCAACTAAGGGCTAAGGTATCAATAAGCATCAGCTTAGACAGATCAATACCAAACAACTTTTCCATTAAAGGTACGTCAAATGAAATACCATTATGCATAACGATTGGTATGTCATTATCGACATGCCACTGAAAGAACTTCACAATCCTTTGTGATTCGGAGGAACCTCTAAAAGTCTGAATATCTTTTTCGTTCATCTGAAATCCAAGAACATGAAGCTTGGTTGCCTTATCAAGAAGGTTATCACTTTCCAAGTCAGCTACTGTTGCTTGCTTCCAGTTATAAATACTTTTCAAATCCTAGCTCCTTAAAGTGAATCTCCTTCCCATTCATACTGAAGGAGCAAACCTGTATTAGATTGATACTGAGTCTTGAACTTATCTTCACCGCCAAACATTCGGTTTTTAATACACCCGATAAAGCTGTTTGACTTCAAATCTCCCGAAGCATGTTTGTTACGCTCAAAACTCATCAGCAAAGGGAATGCTCGCATAATACCACGAGAACCTGTGAATTGGGAAGCAAATACCTCACCACCATTCTCGTGATCTTTTGCATCTTTACCTTTTGGCGGGTTCAAGTGGCTGTACACACCAATGTGAATATCAAGCTCTGCTGCAAGGTTGGCAATCTCAGAAGACCATTTGTTGATAAATTCGTTAGCCTCTGCACTAGACAGATGATCCACCAAACGAGTCATGTTGTCAATCTCAACAAACCGAACACCGTACTCCATAGCATTGTAGCGGATAGCTTTTACAATCTCCTCAATGTCGAATCGATTAGCTGCTGCCTGTCCGTCACTTTCCCACAAAAACAATTTACCTTCAAGGCTGTAAGCTGTCTCAAGATACTGTTCTCGATTCAGTTCATGAGCACTTGGCAAATGATAAGGAATACCATCAATCTTACCTGCAATATTGTACAGAGTAGAGCGGTTGGGCTCTTCAAGCAAAACAGAAAATACTTTTTCTTTGTGTTCAATAATGTTGTGTGCAGTTTTCATATGGGACAAGAGAGTCTTACCAAGGCCAACACCGGCACCAGTACAAGTAGCCTCGCCCATACGTTGAGAGCAGTTCATATCTGTAAGTGCCTGCCAAGGATAAGAAAACCCCGGAAGTGGAGCTGCATCATCACGAGCAAGTACAGTTGATACACCAACCACACCTTCACTTGTTGGCTTTGCACTTTTCCAAATGCAGAAATCTGCAAACAAATCACCGTCACCTTTCAACAACACTTCATTTGCATCTTTGGCGTTGGTTGGATATACGGCAACTTTAATATCAGGAAGAATCTTTTGTACATCTTTTACTGCTTTCTTACCCGCTTCATCGTTATCTAGGACTAGCACTGTCTCGGTGAAGAATTTATCGATCTCTTTACGCATACGACCAAGAGTTGTCACAGCACTTCCAACACCATGAGGCAAACTCACAACTGCAAACTTATTCCACTGGCTTTTACGTTTGGCGGCATGAGCCTCAAGCATCATTTCTAGCGCTCGGCAGTCCCATTCTCCTTCCGTTACATACAAACGTTTAACACCCGCTTTTTTAGCAATCTCCCAGTTAAAAAGATCAGCACCTTTAATATCCCCAATAGACCACATAGCTTTCTTATCAAGCATAATGGCTTTATAACCAACTAACTTCCCATCAATTGTGTACGGGAAGTTAAATGTAAATGGTGTTTTACCATCATACTCACTATAAGCGAGCTTGATACCCGAGCGTGCAAAGTATTCTGCTGCAATACCCCGATGATCTTCACGAGGGGACTTGAGATTACGAATCTCTTGAATCTCTTCTTCAATTTCATCTTCACTTTTACGCTTAGGGGGCTTAGGCTGTTTGCCGTTGTAGGGGTCAGCTACATACGCTTCAAATCCTTTCGCAGCACAACTAAAGCAATACCCCGTAAAAGTATTTTTACCATCATCATAAAATACCTGCAAACCTTTGTCAGATGTGCAATGTTCTACATCATGTTTAACGCGCTCAACACATGCCAATTTAAATTCTCCAATTTAGTTGTTTGTTTCTAAAGCCCAATGGCGCCTGAATGACAGCGAACTTGTTTCGCGTACTCACGCTCTTCTCCCCTCCAACACCCTGCAAAGAATATTAATCAAATTGCTTCAAGAATCTCAATAGCTCGCCTAACTTCTTCACGGACATCATCTACTTGAGATTCTAGGCTATCACAATTTTCACAATATTGATCTTCTTCTTTATCTTCTACAGAAAGCAGCTTCTCAAGGAATTCTGTCAGATCATGCCCACCACAACACAACAACCCTTTCCGTGCATGTTCTTGCAACTCTTCAGAGCTGTATGCCATCAGAGTATTTGAACTTCTAATATCAATCATTCCAACAGCTTCAAAACAATCTCTCGATGATCCTTAAGAAAGCCGTAGAAGTCATCTTTATAGGCAAAAGTAACCTCTTCGTAGCGTCCAAAGTCTGAACAGGCAATGTCCCATAGGTTTTCCTTTAGCTCGTGTTGGAGAGCTTCTTTCTCCGTTACAAACATAGTTCCGTCAGAAGATTTGTACATTACCACTTGTTCAATAGACATTACCAATACACCCTAAATTCATAAGCAGCAGATTGCAAGAATCGTTTCTCATCGTCATCTTCAGCAACCATATCAATAGCATCAGATACTGTCCATTGCTTATCTAGGTATCGTTCAATGTAAGCCTGAAGCTCTGCTGCCAAGGCTGATTTACGTTCGTCTGTCAAGTCTTCAATGCTCATCAAAATTCCTCCCAACCATTCAATTTATTTTCCATCTCACTTAATTGTTGCATATGTTCATCAATCATTTTCGTCTTCGGATAGGCTTGCTACCACTTCTTCAAGAAGACTGTAGAAATCTTCAATATCAGCACCTTGCCAACACCATTCATTATCTTCAGTATCAGTGATCTTGTTTGCATAGAAATCTACACAGAGGTTGTATCTTACCATCATACTAAATGCCCAGCTTTGCATGTCCATCACTCTTCTCCCTTAACTTCTGGATTACCATCCTGCACTTTGATCAGGTAATTTAGCTGTGTTTTGTACATTGTCAAGTTTGTCATATTTGCATCATATTCTTTCTGCAAAGGTTCTATCTGTTCGTGAAGTACGTCCAATTGTTGTTCGATGTAGTCAATTTCATAGCGTAAGTCGTGAATAATTTCAGCAGTAGCTCTCATCCCATCTCTCCCACAGCTTCTTTCGCTGCATAGCATTACATTAATAATTATTCAAATTTATTTGCTTACATTAGCTAAGCAATCCAGTCACAGCATATTAACCATCTGTACAGGGAAGTCAAGATAGACACCATAAATTATTTTGTCATCACAGCTCTCAGCTTCCCGCTCAGTAACCTTCTGAAAGACCTCAGGCATTTCTGGATGATCTTCCTTAAAGTAGTCACCTATTTGGATATCTGCAAATTTCAGGTTTGTGCTGATCATTTCTATTTCCTCGTTTCGTTTAGGTTCTGCTTTCACACCACCAATTCTTCCACGCATTCGTTGACCTGTCAACCCCCTATCAAGCAATGATTTAAAATATTATTTAAGGGGATGAATTCAGGAGAATTGCTCTAGGCGATCTATTCAGGGAAAATGTATTTGGACATTCTGTCAGAAGATTTTTCGAAGAATGTGTTGACAGGGGTTGGTGATAAAGGCATACTGTGGGAAATCAATGGGAGGATACCAAATGCATAATGAATTTGTTGTAGAATTTAAAGACGGTAGCAGAGACTGGGTTGATCCCGTGATTGACGTTAATGAGGATGACGCCTACATTCATGTCAGTAATGGACATGACTATCGGTATGAAAAGGAACTGATTGCTCGCTGGATTGTTCGTCCTTACAGTGCTGACACTACCTATGATTCTATTGGAGAAGAATAAATGAAAAAGAAATTCAAAATAATCAACACATCCACAGGACAGAAGATTAAGCTAAAATCTGGAGAGATGATTGTCATGAATGATCAAGGGTTGTTCTTTGTTATCACTGGACTGAATGACTATTATACAGGGATCAGGAAGCTGTCTGATGTGTGTCCGAGGTTTGAGGTAGTTTGGAGGGGGGAAGAGTAATGGTTATTCCCGTTAGGAATCCAATTCTTAGTTTTGGATAAAAACATTTCATGTGAAAAGGCTTGCAATTGGGGTGGTAAACGTGAGATAGTGGTAGCTTGAATTCATCTAACAGCGATGACATTTGAATTCAATCGTTCTTGGTGGCGGACACAACTGCAACGGGCAGCCAAGGATTAAAGCGAACCGGGGAACTAACACATCGCAAAGACTAGTCGAAAGAATCAGGTCTTGTTAGTGGGGCTGTAAGGGCCTATAAAAGTGATTCGAGAAGGTAATCTTATTAAAGACCTTCCTTAGCTATCAAATGTACCTGTGCATATTGATAGAGTCGAAAGACTGTTTTCTTGTTCTCAAATTGGATGGCGTCTAACAACGCTTTCACAGGATGGAGAATCAGATTGATCTAAGCGTGACCTCTACCTAAGTCTTATGGGAGAATATTGTTTCTTCTATGGCTTTGGGTAGGGGTAATCTCGCTTAGTGATATCTGAAACTCAATTGGATGTATATAAATCTAATATAAATAATAACTAAATCATAAAGAACTATAGGAACTGTATATGATCAACAAGGATATTGATTACAATGTTACAAGCATACAAACTAATACATGCCTCTCATTACTATATTGATGATGCAAAGATATCTCTAACAGCGACAGAGAAGTTAATTCTAATTAAGTTAGATCAAATCTTCTTTCAAACAAAAGATAGTGATAAACCACTAAAAGTTACACAGCGACAGATCGCAGACGCAATATCAATTGATCTAAAGGCAACAGGCTACGCCATAAAGCGTTTGATAAAGAACGGTTTGGTTGGTGCAGCAAGAGAGAATGAAAACAACTTCACATGTTACAAGTACTATAGTGTTGGTGGAACAACTCTTTACACATCAGATGAAAGAGAGATTGATTTTGTATTAAAAGTTAAAAACCTCCCTTCGCATTATAAACCTCTTGAAAACTCTTATACTAAACCTTACTATGTTTATGTATGTCGTCTAAACGGCATTCCCGTTTATGTTGGTAAAGGGAAAGGTCCAAGACTTCTCCACTGCATATCTGGCACAAGCAGTAATCAACAGTTAAACCAAGCTTTGTTTGAGTATGGTGCTGATGCTTTGAGTGTCGACAAAATACATGAAAATCTTTCTGATGAGGAAGCTATGACTCTTGAGCGAGAGACGATTAACTCTTTGAAGGAACAAGGCTTTTCTTTATTTAACGTAGCATGACAATTGGGCCTTGACAGGCCCTTTTATTTTGCCTAGAATTTGACAAAAGGCTGCTGTAGTCGTTGAGATGTTAGAATTTGAATACGATTTCCCTGAAGACGTGCTTGACAGCATGCCTGATGTGAATTATTATCCTGAGAGTAATTTTAACCCTGACGATTTGGAGTACTAAATGAAACGATTCACAAAGGCTGACTTGAAAAGTGGTGACCGTGTAGAAACTCGTGCAGGTGTTCGCTACATCATACTAAAAGATTCACGATCAGATGTTCTTCTATTCTCAAATGGTTGCTACAATAGTGCTAAATTTGATAATGATTTGCTGAGCACATATTCAGAACAAGATATTATTAAAGTGTTCACCCCACTCAAGGTTGCTGATACACTTGACTTGAATGCTGAAGTGGAGCTTATTTGGGAACGTCCTAGTTATTCAGAAATGTTTGATTATATGGAGGGATTGAAATGAGCTATACAATCCACTACATCAGCCAATCATTTGGCGAAACTAAAAAGATGTACTTAGTAGACCTTCCAGACGAAGACAATTGGCTCAGCGGTATAGGTTTTCAAAGTGATAAACGTGCTGCTGGAACGTGCCCTACAGGTGAAGATGCAGAGAAAGTAATTGCTTGGCTTAAAGAAGATCCAAACGATAAACGAGAATACTTTACGGAGCAAGAATAAATGGCTATGAATTGCAACCTCCCATCAGAATGTGATTGTGAACTGTGTAAATACTGGGGTGAAAATGGATGGGACTTATCTCGCACACCTGATTGGCAACGTAAACAAGATAGTGATGAGGATGAAGAATGATTACGTATAAAAACATTACTTTAGTGAGATGCAGCTCGGGTGATTGGGAAGGTTTGTATCTTGACAATGACCTGTATTGTGAAGCTCACAGCATTCCTACACATGACATCTTTGACTTGATTAACAATCACCACATCCAAGAGGTTAAGTCTTTTGAAGTGAATGAAGATTACACTGAGAATGTAGTTGAGTATCGTGGAGGATATCCACAGTATCTTAGTGAGATTCCTGAAGAGGTTAGAGTGTGACAAATCTTGTGATGTGCGAAGGAACAGGCTGTAACCGCAAAACTTCCTGTAAACGCTCTACACAGAGTCCATTACCACGTTATCAGGCTTACCTATGCATGCCTGTAGCCTGTAAGGACTTGGTGAATTGCAGATTCTTTATAGATAACTCAGAAAATATGCTTGACACCCTCCCATAACAAGCCTAGAATTTATTCTAGAATCATTTTCAACATAGGAATATTAGGAGAGAATTATGAAATACGTATTCAAAGATATTGAGGTTGGTGAATTCTTTAAAGATGATTGTGGTTTTGTTTGGCAGAAAGATTCTGAGTACAGAGCAACTGATCGTAATGGAGAAAGCTGGTCTTTTATCGATCTGACTAAAACAATCTATAAGATTGTTGATCCGGAGGATTTGGTATGAGTGCCCCTAAAAAGAAAGCTGTAGTAAGTAAACGTGTATCAGACGACCAAATCCTGAACAGCAATCGCTGGATTGCTTTTATTGAAGCCTCTGGCACACCTTATGAAAATCTTAGTGAATCTTGGTTAGCGTTTTTCGATGGTCAGGCGGAGATTGAAACCGCCACTGTGGAACTTGTTAAACTTATTGATGCAGCAATTAAGGCTGATAATCTGCGAGATGGAACCCCGAGTGGGGTAATCCTATGAACCACCTTACCGAGCTGTTAGAACGTCTTAATGATGCTAAAAGTACCTATGTAAAGGCAGATTCTTCCTTAGATTGCAGTCCCCTACAAGTGATTGTAGCAAAGGCTGAACTTAAGGTTGCTAGATTTGCTTGGCTCAGCGGGTGCGAAGAATATATCTTGAGTAATGTACTTAATAATAAGGAGATTGAAAATGTCTGATAAATTCCTATCTCGTAAGTTTGCACTCTGTTGCGCTGTACAAATCATCCTGTTTGTGTTCCTCTGGTTTGGTAAAGTACCAATTGATATGGTTCAGAATTTGACAGGGATTATTATTTCTGGTTACCTGATTGGGAACATCACGCAGAAATCATTACTTAAGGAGAAAGTAGATGAATAAATTCCACCTAAGCGAACTAGTGATCCTACAAAGTAAAGGACAACCAGAAAGAAATGGAGAATATATTGTAATTGATGTTAAACTGGCTCCACAATGTAGGAATGAATCTACAGGAGAGATTCTTAAGGACGTTTACATTTATAGGCTAGATGGTGCTGAAGAAGGAAGTACACAATATTGGTTGGAGTGTGCTTTACGGAAAAAGCATAAGGGATCTGATTTCAGTTTCACAGAGCTTATGAGTAATTTGAAGACTAGAGAGCAACAGCCTTGTTGAAGGCTTGACACGTCACGAAGAAATCGTAGAAGTCAAGCGAATTGTGTACAAATGATTGTGAAAATCTTGTTGCTTTAGGATCCAAAGGCTGTAAACTACAACCTGTAACGAACGCTTAACACAAAACACACGTAGGAGCTTAGAATAATGATCGTAGAAAACACAGTTTTCAGCATCAAGCAAGCTTTGGAATCAATGAAGGTAGAAGGAAAAGTAACGACGGAAGCCCTGTGGGATTGCCTCAATCATGCAGATGTTTCGCTGGAAAGCCTAGAGGCTCATCTGACAAAATGGCTTTGGGTGAGTGAAAACGCTGCACCTTATGAGGCTGCTGACATGGAATATGTCATTCAATTGGGAGAAATTGAAGAATTTTTGGTAATGAATTCATTGATTTACAAGGATTAGAAACATTCTGAAATTATTTTACTAAAAGGGCTTGACGGCGTGTAGGATAATGGCTATAGTTCAGTTACTAAAGGAGAAAGGCCCATCCAGCAGGTAGTAAGTCTGGAGCACAAGGAGACAGCCACGGTGGAATAGTTCCCTGTGGTATCTAGGACTTAGAAGTCCAATCCTTATTAGGTGAGTATCATGGCAATTTCAAACAATGTACGTGGTGAATTTAGTCCAGTTGCAGGCAACACTGTTCGTAGATGCTACGATGCAAGCAATAATTTTCTGGGCGTGATTGTAAAAACCAAGGGCGGCTACAGAATCCAGCGCACTGATGGCAAATCAAGAATGAAAGCGACTTTGGCTGAAGCCTTTGCTTCGATTAAAAGGAGCAACTAGTGATGACTAACATCAAGGCATACCTCGTTGAAGGTCATGGCAGAAGCACTGTGTTTGACAAGGCCCAGCCTTGGGCCGAAGAAGATCCAGAGTATAAGGTAGTTCCACTTGTACCGATGCATCTATCAAGTCTGTATGCTGAAGAGTTTGCGCAGGAGGAGCCACTAAAAGAAGAAGCTCCAAGTCTCCCGAACACAGACGACACACAAGAACGCATTCAGCTTATGAATGATCTGTTCGAATTGCAGGAAAAGGAGATATCTCTGTTAAAACAGAAGCTTGAAGACTTCGTAGAGTTAGCAGAAGCAATCATAGAAATTGCTGTACCTACAGACCACTTGATTGAGAACAAAGCTAAGCTCCTACTCATACATGAGTCAAGCAAGAAACTGTTAGCACCTTCTGAGTAACAATGCACTACCTCAATCCCTCCTAACCCGAGGGATTTTTCATGTCTGAAAATAAGTCCTTGACCTAGCCTTCCACTGTGCTATTATTTCCCTAACGAAACAGGAGTAGACATCATGCCAAACGTGATCGTAGTTACAGAACAAGAGCTTCAGGATCTGATCCAGTCTGCACAGAAGTGTGATGGCCTCTCAAGGCGTGAGTCTGTTTACTGGGACGGCAAGCTCAAAGAATCTAAAGAGCCTAACTTTCTAGGGTATTCTGAAGACGGTATGTGCCTATATGAAATCCGCTTCGGTTTGTAAGGATTAGTAATGACTGTTGAACGTGACGAATTTGAAGCTTGGTGGATAGCTGACGGCTACTCGCTTACACAGGACAAGAATAGTGCTGTAGACTTTGCAGAACTTGTATGGTTAGCTGCACGGCAGACACATCGTGAAAATCTTTTAGAGATAGGTGTTGACAGGACTGGTGTAGGTGCTAGAATTAGTCATACAGGAACACAAAACAACTGAACAACGGAGAAACAACCATGACCACCTCAACCGACACCATCAAAGACCTCTACGTAGTATTTGACCGCCAAACTGGTGCCGTAGTTAGCAAACCAATGTCTTTCAAAGCAGCTATTCGCTCTGTTGACAAACGTGACAATGCGTATGGTGGTTATCGCTTTGGTAAGAAGCGTGTTGAGGTGGTAGCATGAAAACTTTCAGAGTAAAGATGCTAGACAGTGGTGGTGAATTTGTCTTGTACATCATGACAGAGACAGGCGAAGAAGCTCGTGTAGTGGCTAATTGTGATTGGCGAGATGCTATGGTTATTAATGTTGTGGAGGTGATATTGTGAACGATATTGAAGAGGGAAGCCAGCACGGCTCATTAACTCTAAAAAGACTCTTGACATGGTGCTGCGTAGGTGCAATTATGTGGATAGGAATTATTGAAGCAGCTATTAAACTTTGTGAGGTGTTGTGATGTCAGCATTCAGCCATTTTGTTCATGCTGTAATAACTATCCTGTTCTTTCCTTGGGCCCTTGTCTGGTTGTGCTGCGCAATAAGCGCTAGTAACAGCCGTCGTAAACGTGATGATCGACGTAGGGATGAAGAGCTTCAGCTTCTGCGTAGGATTGCTAATCGAGGTGATAAATAATGAAAAGTGTTGTTAAAGAACTTGGCTCTGTTACGTCCCCACTCCACACAATGGAACGTGTCTACATGAAAGAGTTTCGCAAAGAGACTGGTCTACCAAGTGAACTTAAACGCTGGCAGCCAACTATCGACCAGATGCTTTTGGAGGTAGATACAGATGGTCCAATCTACCTAATGATTGATCAGGGGTTAGTTAAGGCAAACAGCACACATCGTCGTAAAGGTGTACATATTGACGGTTACTGGATTCCTGAAGTCCAAGCGCATGGTGGGGCTCCCGGTGGACACATCTTTGCTAAGAATAAAGGTTATTGGGATGGCGATTATTGGAATACTAATCCTAAAACTCTAGACTGGCCTGATGAGGCGTTGATTCTTGCATCCAGTGTATCAGCTAGTGCGGCCTATGTTGGAGAGTGGGACGGTGTGATTAAAGATGGTGGTGATTGTAGCCATCTAGATTTATCAAACCTACAACGCCTAGCACTAGAAGCCAACAAAGTCTATGCAGGTAATGTGACAATGTTGCATGAATCAACACCAGTAATGGAAGATGTCCTACGTTCATTGGTACGGCTAAGTGTTCCGGGTTGGAGTCCTAAATAAAGTTATACAGGCCCTTGACGGGCCTTTTCTTTTGTCTTAAAATTAGTACAACAAAGCAGAAAGATTCAGGAGAATGATAATGACTCGCATGTACATACAGCCAAGTTTTTTAAATAGCTGCGAAGAGCATGGTCTGTGGTCAGGTGGCAACGACCAGTATCGCGGTGATCGTTCTGTTGACTTTTCAACCTTCACTAAGGGTGGTCGTGCACGGGTTGAGGCATTCTCTGATGCTGCACTTGAAGCTAACAAAGAAAAGAGAAAAACTTCTATCCCTCTTCGCGATAGAATCTTACCTCAGTACCGCCGTGTGTCTGTATTAACTGAACAACTCATTGAACTAGAGAAAGCATACAAAGCTGGTGAGTATGGTATCTCTGAATATTCAACTCTTCGTGCGGTGTTGGTGACGAAACGGAACAGAGCAACTGTTTTGTATCAGAAGGCTATCAATGTATCTGAGCCTGTGCATGAAGACGACGAAGACAGCTATAATCGCGAAGAATATGCCCAAGATGGTGGTGAAACTCCATATGAATCGTGCGCAGTAGACTACACTGACACCCCTATAGCGGGTAGCTCTTATCCAAGCTGGATCAATGAATTATCCCCTACAAATTCTTTGAAGAAGCCTTTGAAAATCGCTTGCACACTGGTACGTAAGACGGTACAATTCAGTAAGAAAGCAAAATCCTACTACCAAACGTTGAAAGAGGTGTAAGATGGAAAACTACTATATCTATTACCATGAACTGGGTTATGATTTTGATGTTACTGTACATACACTAGACAAAGTTGTTTACGCAGCATTCAAGTCATTGGATGCTCGTCAATTCTTCCACAACGATTTTCCTAACGGTACGATCTGGTCTATTGACACAGAGGATTAAACATGATCATCCAAACAAACGACTTTGTACGCATCAGGCATGATGCATCTCCTTTCTCCAACGAGACAGCTCAAGTATTGACAACCTACGGCAGCGTAGGCAATCCAGTGTCACAAGTATGCTTGAAGTCGCCTATCGATGGAAAGCGTTATTGGAATGTTAGTGACTTGGAGGTGGTACAATGAACACACAATCAGAATGTTTCAAGCTTGCTTTCCTGTTGATGTCTCAGAAGAAACAAGCTAAGCTTTATAAACAAGATGGACAATGGCATTGTGAGGAAGTCAAATGAGTCAGTACACAACAGAAAGCTTTCAGAAATTCTCTAAGAAATCTAAGCAATATGACAGCAACACAGAGCGTAAGGACTGTAAGAAAGATTCTTATAAGTTTGCACGGGATATGAAAAGAGTTTGGGAGTTAGAACAATGACTATCCAATTTAAAGAGGGTGATCTATACAAGATCTCTCACGACTACTACAACGACATAAAGCTAACTTGCACGTATGTCGAGGATAATACTGTCTGGTTTATGTCTAAGACTATAGCGAGTCATGGCTTTGATGCTCATGGTCCTTATACGACCAAAGACTCTACAGACCATTACAAGCTCAACAGGAAGACTAATAAGCTATACAAACTTAATGAACAGTTCTCAAGCTATGATCTTATAGAGAACACACTGTCTGAATATAAATCTGACGTTTGGGATCGTACTGGCGTACATAGACAAGGTGATCCGTCTGGTTACTACAGCGAGACAGGGCAAGGAGAGTAGAGATGAATAACAAACCATTGGAAGGTATAGAGGTTTTCAGTTGGTCACAGCTTCATGGTAAGCTGTTAGAGATTCGTGTAGGCCTCGACTCATCAGATGGTATTATGACCACGATAGTGTTAGGTTATGAGAAAGAATCAGGTCACAGTTATGTTCTACACTCACAGACTGGCAATACTAATGAGAGGTTCTTTGATAAATGATTAAGCTATCCTTGTTTATGATAGATCCTGTAAGGGCTCATGAGCTGTATATCAAAGAACGAACTACTAAGGTTGATACCATAGCACAACCCTATTTAGAAACCATTGATAAGATGCAAAAGAAGATTGATAAGAAAATCAAAGAGTGTGCCAAGCTCAAACATAAGATTCACACACTGGAAAATAAACTGAAAGGAGGCGCACAAGATGGACAGGACTGAAAAGTTCGTAAGCTTAGGTGGTAGTTTTGATGTAGGCACTTTCTGTACATTTGTGATTTATAAAGATCATCGTATACGGATTCCTAATCACTATTTCACGTCTACAGAGAAAGAAGAGCGGGATGTGCTAGACTATTATCTTGACACACTACCCAAGATCTACGGGCCTAAAGGTATGGTTTCGCACGAAGAAGTGTTTGGGCATATCGGAACAGAGCTTAATCTGAAAGATGCAGCGGAGTATCTCGAAATCTCTGAGGACGAACTTTACAACACGTATGACGATAAGATAATTAATGCTGAACTGATGTTTAAGGTCGAAGACTTAAGGGCTCTAAAGAAGGGATGGTCTGGTGGAAAATAACTTGAAATAAAGCCTGCGGAGCCCTTGCGGCTCCTTTTGTTTATGTCTATAATCTAATGACTGGGGAGGCTCAGAGGCAAACACCGAGAGTGTCCGTTAGGAAAGCAGCCATAAACTCTTTTGAAATAGGTGAAAATAAAGCTTGTGTAAGGTGAGAGAAAGACAGATAATGATCCCACTGAAACAGACAAACCTTTAAGGAACACAGACATGAACGCTCAACAGTCTATCAAATACACACTGGTCAAGGCTCAACTTAAAGCTCTGTCTTTCGACTGGATCGACTCTCCAAACTACACACGTAACGGTGAAACTGTTTATCAGTCTGAAGAGGTTCTGTACTCACCTAATGCCGATGAGTGCTGGAACCTCACTGTAAAGTCTTCCGGTATCTTGTGCCTAGTACGTGGTGACAAATCCATCACAATTGACTTCTTATCTGAATACAATACACAGGATAACTTCGTTATAGCATTGGCCGAGAAGGTTAACAAGCTAGCACAAGTTAAAGTAAACTGAATCCCTAAAAGCCCTTGCATTCGTGTGAGGGCTTCTTTATAATCATTACATACACAACCAACACAGAGATAAACAAAATGACTTATAACACTGATCACTACTCAACCTTGATGGTACGTCTTAGCAACGAGCAAGCATACTTAGAGAAGGCTAAGAATGAATCAGAGAAAGAACTCCGCCTAGTTTGGATCAAACAGATTGAGAAAGAAATAGCCTCTGAGGTTGAGTTTCTGAAGTCTAAGGGCATCAGTGTCTACGTAACTAGAGAGAACACCCTGTCAGATGATGACCTCCTTAATGAACTCTTTGATTAAATTCTTTTCAATTTATTTGAATAAACTCCTTGATTCCTCCAGTGGTTGTGCTATTATTTAGTTACTGAAGCAAACAACCCCCTCAAAAGGATTACAAAATGAACACTCAAGCCAAAGCAGTCTTCGAACAAATGGTAGCTAAAGCTTCTACCCTGACTGTTGAAGAGTTGAAGCGTGTCCTTACCGAAGACTCTATCAATCCTGAGCTTCCAACTGTAGTGTTTGACACAATGCTGAATGCTTTGGAAGGGATGATTAGTGAAGAAGAGTTTATTGAATTCTGTGATTCTTTGTAAGAAAGGTTTGACAGGGCTCTGAAAGGAGCCCATAATCTGTACATACCAAACAGCTAAGGAATACTCTAATGTTTACCACTATCTTATACGTATCTCTTTGCTTCTCTTCTACTGACTGTGTAGCTACAGAACCACAAACGTGGAAAGCCTCTTCTGTAGCTGAGCTGAACAAAGATCTTGAGGCTTGTGCTAAAGAAGAACGTAAATACATGTCTAATGTTATTGGGACGTACAAAGCGTCAGATTGCTACGTGGTAGAAAACAAATCAAAATAGAGGTATCAAAATGTCCATCATTCCAGTAGCCTTTGCATACCTAGATGAAAATAGTAGTGTCACCTACACAGGCAATCTAGAGGGGCCCTATCCAGAACTGCTAGAGATGAGTCGGTATGGTAGGATAGGGGCTATGTTGCCACTCATTACAGAGCAACAACATAGGGCTTGTATGGTGGTATTGATGCATAAGATGAGCCACCTTGTGGATACTGACTTCGAAAGCCTAAAGATTCTGATAGGCAAGACTCTAAAAGAAAACATGAAATAAATCCATTTTCTCCAAGAAAACCATTGCATTGGCTGTTGTGTGTTGTATACTAACCCTACCGACACAAACCACTCAAAGGATACACAAAATGAACCGTAAAGAAGCTTTCTTGAAAATCAAAGCATCAGCCCTTACTGGCGGTTTCACTATCCTCGATGTTATCCCCTTCTTCAAAGGTGTGGCCCCTTCAGATGCTGAAGCTTATCTGAAAAAGGCTTACGACCTTGGGTTCATTACTCTGAATTCTTCCAACCCCCTTTGCATGTATCCTACACAGAAACTTAACAACCTGAACTAACAAAAGCCCCTTTCGGGGCTTAGTTTTATCTGAAAATAGATCAAAATAAAGCTTGTGTAACCTTCTTGTATGGGCTAATATTACCTTACTGAAACGAAACCCCTACTGGAGTACACGAAATGAGCATCTACACCAACCCCGACCGTAAATTCGCTACTAACTCGGTATGCCGTAAAGATGCAATCTCTTTCGTAAAAGTGGTGAATCAATGCTCCGAGGAGAATGCCACCCACTACGTTGATTCTCTTGTACTGGAATGTCAGCAAGAAGCTATCAAGCTGGGTAAAGTAACCAATAAAGTCTTTCTTGTGAGGGATGATATCAATGAAGTGGACGTGTATATTGATACATGCTACTACATCGTTTATAACTAACCCCTTACACAACCATAGAGCCTCTTGGGAGGCTCTTGGAGCTAATCAAATGAAAAAGCTTAATGTCTCTGTACCACTGATTATTAACACCACTGTTCATGGAACGATGGTATTGTGGAACTATTCATTCCGAGCTTATGATTATGAAGTGTTCCTGATGATGGGCGATTATGGGTGGTACAGTCCTGTATTGTTTGAGAGGGTGTAAAATAAATGATTAAACTATAAGGGTGACAACTATATGGAAGACAATATAGACTTCTTTGAAGAGATTTATGAGCTGTGTCAAGAAGCAAACAACCCACACAAGGAACACCAACATGAAATTCGCAACCATTCAGCCTTGTACTCATAAAGTCGTAAAACAAACCATCGCAGGCGGCAATTGTGTAGTAAGTGAACGTTTGGTTGTCAAGTGTGGTAGCAAAGAGATTGCTGAAAAGCTATGCAAGATCTACCAAGTTAATGCTTACAACCTTGGCGATGAACGTGAAGTCTTTGTAGTGGAGGTATTGTAATCATGGCCACCACACACGAGACAACCTTTGCAACAAAATACAATTCTGAAGATGGCTCTAAAGTGGCTAAGGTGCTGTGGGATGAAGAGTGGTCAGGGTTCCAAGTGAAGCTTTGGGTAGATAAGAAATACCAAAAAGAAGCCACCTATCACACAGATGATTTGGAAGATGCTGTTGGGACAGCTAAACAAATGGTGAAGTAAAGATTTATGTTATACATTCCAGGCGCCTTCGGGCGCTTTTCTTTGACTAAATTCTTTTCAATTTATTTGAAGAATACTGCTTTTCTTTTGAAAAGCCCCTTGCATGTCTAGCTCAGTGTGCTATTCTTACATCAAGAGAAAGAAACACCACTAGCTAAAAGGAATACAGACATGTTCACCATCGTTGATACCACCACTCAAGAAGTTGTAGCCACTCGCAAAACCCTTGCCGCAGCTCGTACTTGGGCTAAGAAGCTGAACGATGGTCTTGCTGGTCGCTACACTGTCTCTACCCTCAAACACGTCTAAGACTCTCTTAAAGGACTATAGTCATGAACTTCTCTCTTATGACAATCTCTGAACTTGACCGTTGTGCATCTGAGTCTAACAATGATCTTGTCAAGGCTATGAATGCGAAGCTTCAGGAGTTGATTGAGGAGATTGAATCTCTGTCTGTCTGGGAAGAGATAGAAGACTCTAAAGAACAATACACAAGTCAAATCGAATACATTAAAAGGTTGGCTGGATTGCCTAATAACTTCTGATAAGGAAACTCTATCATGACCATTCAATTCAATGTATATGTTAGCAAAGCTTTCGACTATCTCTCAGCTGACACACACTACACTGTCACACTTGAAGGGAAGAAAGATATGCATTTCCAGAACAGGAAGACAGGAGGTGGAACAGTTCTTTATGCTTGGCAAGTGGAGAAGGCATTGAATGCAGGTTGGCTTGTTAAAGAATAGTGTTTAGAGAACATCACAAGGGCTCAAATGAGCCCTTTAGTTTTGTCTGAAAGAATACCTCTCTGAATTCTACATCGAGTCTCTGTATGTACATGAGTGGAAGATCTGAACAGACGACGAATGGTATTGATTAGACAGGCACAACTTCGTAAAGGTGTTATACTTACCCTACCGAAACAGAAAACATTAAAGGAAAATCTCATGAACCTCTCCCACGCAAACAACTTCAAAGGCAACCTCTCCAACGAAGCTATTCAAACCTTCGGTAACATTGCTCAGAGCATCATTGAACACGGCAACATGAATGCTTGGGATAAGGCTAACAAACATATGAGAGCTGCTTTGATGCAAGCTAAAAGAGAGTCTTCTAACAAGAAAGAATTCCTTATCAAAGCCAAACAAACTACAGGCATCCTGAAGAATACAGCCCCTGTATTGGTCTGGTGTGTAGCTAACTGGAAATTCTGAGTTACTAAGTAGCAGGAAACTCAAGCCACTATATCTAGTGGCTTTCTTGTGTCTGTAACACTACATATAGACATTCTTCTAATACCTTCCTACATCTTGTGTTCAAATCCTTCTAAGCTACACAACATCTAGTGTCCAAGCTTGTCTAATATGCACTTGTCAGTGTACTTTCTAGTCACTATTCAATAAGCGAAGACGTCTCTGATGGCTAAGCACATGACTTCTTGTCGCTAGCTTTACCACATCCCAATATATGAACACACATCCTAACCACAGTCTATTAGCAATTCATTGCGTATCCCTACCTGTCACATATACTATTGCTTGACATAGAGTGATGAACGTGAGTTATGTTGCAAGGTAGCATAGGACGACCATAGGTCTAGTCTATAAGGTAACACTACGCATAATATCCATTATGACAGTCGAGTAGTTAAGTAACGCCTGTGGATTGATTGTTACTATCCTCGAAGGAGTTGGTACGGGATATGCATGAGGCATGGTTGATAGGTAGTCTACATGGGTTGACAGAGTTTGATAGGATATTTCTATAAGATGGAGCAGGTCAAAATCAAGAGCTACTAGCGAGTTAAGACGGTCAGCTAAAACTCTGAGTGGTTTTTAGAACTAGACACCTTATAAATAAAGGCTTACAGATATTCTGGACAAAAAGAAAGAGGTCTTCTAAGGAAGCAAGACCTCAAATTTTACGGGGGTTTAGATATTTCTAGTTCCACCATACCTCTCAAAGATACTAATCACTAGATCAATGTTTGAGGGGAAAGTAGTTTCAGTATAACCATCTTTCATTTCTTCTTTACTAATAACTCCTGTTTCCATTGAGTGCATACAAGTTCTTTCAGCACTCTTACAGTCCATGATAGTTGGATAGCTCCATACACCATAGTTTTCTATTTGATATACAGACCTAGAGTGTTGTGTTTTAAGCCTTTCATGTGATAAATTAGCTACTCCAAACTTGATTGCAACCACATCTTCACCATCCTTAAGAAGATTAATATATGTCTCTTGTGGTCTACTATTAGCGCATGCACAAGGTCTACTCCCTTTGTATAGACCTACCATATGAGCTTCACCTGAAGTGTTGCACTCGGGGCATTCAATTAACCAATACTTCTTATGTCCATATTTGTCTAATGTGTCTGTTCGTGTAAACTTAGTTCCTTCTGCAAAACCTCCCGAAGACATAAATGTTTTAATCATTACTTCATCATCTTTCCTCTTTAGGTTGCCCATGCTGTCAGCTTTACAACCCATACAACCACTTTGTCTACTACTCCCTAGTATAAAACAAAGTAAAGGGCCGGAGTATTCCCCGTGTACAGGGCATTCTAATGTTACTTTTGTAAAGTTAGACCCCTTAAAGCCTAGATACCAACCTTTAAAAGTGATACCCTTCTGTTCACAAGCTCGTCTTGCTCTTATCCTATATTGTTCTTCTGTCCAGTTTGGTTTATCTGTACAACCACAAGGTTTACAGTCTCTATCTAAGTGTCCTTTAGCCATAGCAAACAACCCCTCACCATGTAGTTCAGGATCTTCTTTACATACAGAACAAGAAACGATATATTTCTTAGGATTGCCGGATTTACCATTCCAACCTACAACAGTTAGATTTCCATAAGTGGTTCCTTCAAATCCATCATATTTCATTACCCCATCTTCAATCAAACCTTTCAAATTAGCCATACGCACTCAACTTTAATTATCTCTATTATACTCCGACCGTAATTACTTACTTCGAAACGCCTGTACAGCCAAGCCATACTCCAGATATTTCCCTTCCTCACGCAATGCTAGTATTTCAGAAGGTATTTCTGCCATTGCTGGGGAGTGTAGCTTACTCTGTCGTCCTTGGTAGTAGTCTCTAATAAACTCTTTTTCCATTGCTGTATTCTCCTTCTCTTCATCTGATATTTGACTTTCATATTCTTGTATTCGGTGTCTGATTCCATCTAGTGCAAATCTAACAGTTTGTGCTAACCGTCTAGCCTGTCTGTCACTCATCTCATATCCAACTTCTCTTGTCTTTACAAGTTCAGAAGTAATTGAATTCAACATGAGGCACTTAAACACCAACTTAGGACTGATATTAACTTGTCCATTGGAAGTGCCTGCAACAATGTATACGGCAGCCATAACAGCATCGTCTACAAAGGCAGGCATCTTTTGTTTGGTATCGGTATTCAGGCTGTTACGCCATCTATTCTCAATAAGCCATTCAGCTACAATCTCATTATCAGTCTTCTTTGCTAATCGTGCCATACAACCCCTCTATTTTACTCATACCATACCTCTTTAATTTCAACATAATCCAAACCTTCCGTCTCCCTCAAAACACTCTCCATACTGTGATACCTCCCAAGTGCCCAACGTACTCCATCTTCTTTAACATGACTCACATCATAATATGGTAAGGACAATCTTTCATTCCTTCCAATCAAATACAATTCAGTTTCTTTCTTCTTCAGCCATCTCCAGTGTTTCTTATGAAATCCCACATATTGGTATTCAGCCCAATTGTCTGTATCAGCATGTTCTTCACAGAATGCATGGTTGTTTAGGTATTGTTCAAAGTTAAGCTTCCGATAGATAATAGGGCCATACCAGTATCCTGCAATCTTTCCACACTGACACCTAACCCTCATACTTCACCACCCTCCAAAAACTCAACAACAATCGGAACAACCTCTTCCAGACTCGTGAGGAGGAATAAATGCCCCTCAGTCTCAAACACACGAAGCTCCGAGTTGGGAATTAATTTATTCATAATTTCAATATTTCGTACATCAATAATAGGATCGTCACCGCCTGCCAACAAAAGTGTTGGTTGTTTGATAATTGGTAACATCCACAACGAACTCCACCAACAAATGGCCAACTGCTGAAACTTGTACCCTAAGCCATTAGCTTTATTTTCAGACTTGTTAGCTGACATCTTCTCTGCATATTTGGTTGCCAACTCAGGGGATGTTCTGAATTTTCCGCCGTAGATGAGTGGAGCAATCTCAGCCATATAGGCAGGATCAGTATAGCGTCTAGGAGAAGCCATCAGGGAAAGTACTTTCATGCTGGGTGGGATTGATGTGACTCCTGTAGCTGTGGCACACAGAATTAGTTTCTTTACTCGGTGAGGGAAGTCATATGCGAACTGTTGAGCTATGAATCCACCCCACGATAAGCCTAGTACATTAACTTGTGCATAGTTCAAATAATCTAGAAGTTGAGTAACTGTATGTGCTAGGCTACTAAAGCGGTATGGGAGAGTAGGTGTAGAACTACCACCACAACCCGGCACATCGAAAGTTATTACCTCAAGATCAGGATTTGACTCATGTAACGCTTCAACAAAAGGTGTTAACAACTCCAACCCAGCACCAATCCCATTAAAACAGAGCAATGGTATAGTGCCAGCCTTACCGGGCTTAATACACACCCGTATCGTTTGGTTGCCCAGAACTACCGTCTGAATATTCACACTATCTCCTTTAACGTCTCTAAATAATCATCAATTAATTGATCTTCATCAACACAACAATAATCTTCTGTCCATTCAGGCATTTCTTGTAGCTGTACACTCTTACTGTATCGAGCCCAAGTGAGGAAGTCTAGGATTATTTGTTTACCATCACTCATGACCACCTCTCCTTATCAGCATCCTTAATCCCCATCCAATACGCACCTGTGAACAAGATAAAAGCCGCTTGTGTATCTACATTATCAAAGTATTGAGCTACTTTATCATGTAACTGCACATCCATACCATTAGATTTAGCTAAGACAATGAACATTTTGAAGAGTTCTTCTAGAGATTTAGTGTAGTCATAATTCATTTTGAATAATCCCTCTTTGAGCAAGACAGCTTGTGACCAACAGTTCCTGTGTTACCGCATTCTACACATTTCCAATGGTACGGACAGTCGCTAACAGTAATACGTCTACCAAAGTACATAGGATCTTCGTTATCGTGGGATGGGCAGCAACAACCCTTAATACGTTTCCAATAGCGGTGGTAATTCCTGTCTTGTGGGAAATGCCACAACTCCTGGAGTTCAAATTCCAACTCTTCAATCATCTGGACAGGATTTTCATACAGTTCTGGATTCTCTAGAAGATCTTTAAGCTCAGCATAAGCATTCAGAAGACCAAATTCTTCGTCCTCTGTTACACATTGTTTCTTAAGTAACGCTTCATTTAGTTTCATGGGCGTTTCTCCGAGGAGACAATCATCCAAATACCAAATGGAAGAACAATAGGCCACAGAAAACATAGAATAATATCTGATTTCCAAGGATAATTAATCCCTTTGATATAGCATCCGTGTGCATGGATATACATTACGACAAGTGTGACGATGAGGTAGATAAGAACTAACATTTTATTTCTCCTTTGATTTAGGTTTCCTGCGTATTTTATAGGGTGTTAAGGTGCCTGTCAAGCCTACCCTGTATATGCGCTTGGGTTTAAACAGATCGTTGATTCTAGGGGTAAAAACTACGCTAACTTACCCCGTTTCGTCACGATTTATAAGCCTTTATCGGCTGCATACTCAATAACCAACCCAACCATCGCAACCGCATTGAATTTATGGTTAGTTTCAGCAAACTCTTTCAGCGTTTTAAAGCCTGTTGATTCTGTGTACTCTTTTACATCAATACCAAGCTTTTTACAAGCCCGTTTAATGTATTTAACTTCCGTCCCGAGAATATGCCACTGGGGCATACGGATTCCTTTTTCAGAGGCCATAGCTTTCCAGTAAGGTTCATCTGGTCTATCTAAGACTATATTCTGTTTTGCCCACTCTTGGTCAGCTACTCGTTTAAGTCGTACAGCTTCTCGTTGTTCTTCTGTCATTGGTTTGAAACTGGTGTTCATACTGACTCCCCATCATCTACACGAATAAAAACGAAATCTTCACAAGGCTGCTCTACCTTCTGGCGACTATTCTCGTAGTCAGAGTCCTGTGGTGCCCATTCTACAGTGTAGAATTGACTGGCTTTGAAGCCAAAGAACATTTCAATACCTGTAAGGTCGTTATATTTACACAACCTCTGTGTGCGGACTACATCATTATTCTTAATTGATAAGTGCAAATCTTTGACTGATCGACGTAACCGCATGTCACTAGGTCTGCCTGACAAACTTTCAGTAATGCCTAACAGGCTAAGACTTACAACATCTTCAGCTTGCACTTTGTAAGATTCACAGTTCTCAAATACAAGAGTTAAACTTTCAAGTTTCACACCAATTCCTCCACAATATATTCATCATTTGAAAAGTTCCCCAGTATCATATAGCAAACTTGATCTATTACATATCTTCGTTCCCAAAGATGAAGAGATTGAGCTTCTTCATAAGAGACTAAAACCTCAACGGCTTTGTAAATACTCTCAGCCCTGTCCTCATCTTCAATCACTTCCCAACGTGTTCCTAGATGTTTCATTCTCTAACTGCCCCTAATTCTTTCTGTAAATTAATATATTGATCAAGTTCATCCAGCATCCAATCAATATTCTGGACAAACCTTGGAAGGCGGACAACACTTGTCCCTCCTAGAAGCTCTAGCTCAGATGCTGCATCTAGCAAATGTGTTCGTAACCTGTCTAGTGTTGCGTATTGTTCTTGGTTCATTTATAACTCCCATATGTTGTGTCTAATCTCAATAAACAACCATTAAACCACAAGATGTTGTGGTTACTCCTCATTCTTCAATGATTCAATATAATCTAGAATCTCTTTAGTTTGTTCCATAGCATACTGGATAAGATTGTTTGGTTCAATATCTAGTTGCTTAGCTATCTTGTTACAGCGGTTATTGCATTTCTTCAAGTCTGAGTGCAGTAGTTCCAGTTGTTTCTTCAGTTTATCTTGTTCCATGTTTCCTCCTGATTAGTAAACCCATTAGGCCAGAAAGCCTCCAGTCCATCAAGACCAAGGACTTAAAATTATTCAAAGATATTTGTTGGGGGTAAGGTCTTCTGAGAAGTGTAGTGTTTCAGTAACACTTCGTGTGGTACGTCACTTCTCATATTGCTCCACCTGAATGTTATATTTCTTGAGGTAGTCTAGGCCGTCTGTCTTACGATAACTCTCTAAGTAAACCACTCGGTTTACTCTTGCACGTACTAACAGCTTACTGCAATGAATACATGGGGACAAAGTTAGGTAGACAGTTGAACCTTTAGCGCTGACACCTTGCTCTAACATTTTCCCGAGTGCTTGCATTTCTGCATGTACAACTTCATCATTCCCATCTTCTGAGTAATCCCATTCGTTAGGGCCACCTGATGCCATGCCATTCAGCCCCGGTGCAATCATACCAGACTCAGCCACCACAATACAACCAACTTGTTTACGTGGGCACTTACTTTCTTGAGAAGTCCTAACGGCATAGTCCATAAACATTTGGTCATACTTCACGGAGTCACCGACAGAATCAATTGGTCTAGATGCCCAAGAGGGTGTTGGTCTTTCTTCCAAAAATCCTTCCTATGCAAACTAAACCCACCATCAGTGTACAGCTCTAAAACAAACGAATGTGTCTTGTTAGTCAGTTCTTCAAGTTCCCTGCAAATATCCAACCCTTGTTCAACTGATAGGCCGTTCACTTCACAAGCTTTGTGCCAGTTATATTCTTGTGTTGTGTTCAGAACGAATTGTGCAAAACTGAATGACATATTATTCTCCTATTTAGACTGTCCGCGTCTGGTGCTAGTTCCTGTTGCCGTACTAAGTCCATTCTCTTGTCTAGATTTAGTTTTAAATACTTTAGATGGTATTGCCAGATACTTTCCCTTCACACCCGAGTAATCATCAATCCAAGCTTGAGCCAATTCACGTTGAGAAGTCTTTAGATAGATTATATCCCCCAGAGCATTTTTGAAGTAGAAGTTACCAATCGGTACGTGGTCGTAACTTGTAAACTCTTCATAAGAAACAACTACAGAAACAATCTCTTTCTTCTTCTCAGCCATCTTCTCTACTCCCATTTAACAACAATAACCGCAACACTCTCTTTACCCTTCTTCGTCCTGAACAACACTTTCATAAGCTCTGCCTTATTCCCCATACGATCTACAAAAGACTCTCTCCACTTACTCAGAACAACATTTCCATCAGCTAAATAGTAAGGGATATGGGGAATGACCTTAATTACTCCCATCATTGCATGTCATCCCAGCCGTCATAGTTGTCGTAATCATTATTTGGCTCTACTACAGGTTCATCTGGCCAAGGTACTTCAAGATCTTCTACTTCTTCGTAATATTTCTCAAGCTCTACATCAAGAAAATAATCGTAAGCGTTATTACTCATTTTTAAACTCCCTGATCTGCTCCTCTAGTTCAAACACTTTCCTAGTCAACTGGACAATTATGGTGTAGAGCCGATCTTCTGTACTCGGATCAGGGTACATTATCTTGCATTGTTCTATACAGTCCAAAAGGAAATCTTTAGGTCCATTATCTATATCAGTCATCTACTAAAGCCTCCTTGACTGCGATTACCAGATCATCCCCAAATGTTTCACGCATATCTTGTTCATCTGATAGCATCCAATGCTCAATAGAACTTTCCAAACCTTCAATCTGGTCTTGTTCGTAATTCATTTCTCATCCTTATCATTTTCTTTGTAGCTGAAACTACTACCACAGCAAAGAATGCCTGCAAAGATTAACCAGCCCCATCCTGCTGTGATACCTAATGACATGATATAAACTGCACCTAGGAAACAAATACAGGATGGTAGTCTAAGTAGTGCTAAAGTTGCTAATCCTTTCATTGTACAAGAGCCTCTTCAATATGAAAAGAAATACCACAAAGATTACCTCTATCAAACTGAGCTATTTCAAGTGAAGATACATATGCTGATGCTTTCTCAGATGTATCAAAGGTAGCCATATTCTCTTTCTGACCAAAATCAGATTTGATTACTGTAAATACGTTCATTTTATTCTCCTAAATTAAAGTGCCATTGATTCAATATCAAGTTCAAGCCAGAAGTCTGGTTCTACTTCAAAGGAAGGCTCAATCAACCCTAAGAAGTCTTCATGGTGATCGTCCAGTTCAAATAGTGAATCAAAGATATTCATTTATTCTTCCTCTTCGTTGTTATTCTCGCTATCAGCTTTCTCAAGGTCTTCTTGATATTCTTTACTAAGCTCTTCGATCTCTTCATAACTCAACATTTTATTTCTCCTTAAATTAAGTAATTGCCTTTAGGAACATCCAAACCACGTTCTTTATATTCTTGGCAGATTTCTTTGTATGTTGCCTGACAGGCTCCACGAGGAGCTGCTTCAGCTTTCCAACTATCTCCTTCGGCACTATTAAAGTAACTCAAGCTTGCAGCAGTGTCGTGGTAGACTAGTTCAAGATCTTTTATAGTAAGTTGTGAATACATTTGATTATTCTCCTTTATCAGTTCTCTAGGAAATCCATGATCTCCTTAAGTTCATAGTAGTCTAGAAATATTTCTGTCTGGTCTTTCAAAGTAATACAAATACTTCTAAAACCTTCTTTGTTATCAACATAACACATTAGAGATTCTATGTCTGAATCTTGAGTTTCAATTTTCTTGTTTATTTTAGTCGTCTCCTCTGTTTATGTGTGACCATTGTATGCGTCACACATGGTGGTTGTCAATGAATTTATTCGACCTTTTCTACAATTTTCTTTGAGGCTTTCTTTTCCTTAGCATCACGAGCAGCCAGAACCTTGGTTACACCCGCTTGTACAGCTTTTTCAATGATATCTTCCAAAGAAAATTCAGGTTCGTCTTCGTAGAGTTCTTCTTCAGCAAGGCGTTGATTCTGTTCACATTCAGGGCTTCCGCAATCACAAGGAAGAGACTTCTGATATTCGTAGAAGTTTTCCATACGAGTTGCAAGTTCTTTTGCACCAAACCAGAATTCCTTACCGTCGTTACACAAAAGAATTTCTTCGTCCGATAACAGACCTTTGTAGGTGGACGTAATTTCCTCTTCAAGTTGTTTAATGCCAAACTCTGTCTGAGATTTTACATCGGGATTCTTACCCACGGAACCCCAAAACGCACAATGCGCCATGAACTGAATGTGTTCTGCCCAGCCGTGCTGTTTACAGGCCAAAAATATACCTGTTGCAGCACTCATACAATCATATTCAATAAATCCTACAACATTTGCATCAGACTCTTGTACAGCATTGATAATCATACGTTCGCTGGCAACGGAGCCCCCTCTAGAATTTATGCGGATTAGGATTTCGTCCTGTGGGCCGCTAGAGCGTAGAATATTACACAAGTCTACGTAATTCTCAGGTTCTGTGATATGACCAGTGAGGTAGTATGTATGTTGTTGACCACGCACTTCAGTTGTAAAGATATTTTTTGGTGGGAACATCGGGATAAAAGTATCTTCGCTCATAGTGCCATCTCCGGTACAGTAAAATTCATAAACGCCTGATAGGCACGTACATCTAGAGTATCTTTGTACTTTTCAGCCCTTTCTTTTACCAAGTCTTCTTTGAAGCTTTTGTAAACCTTAAAGGCTTCATCTGGACATGCAAACCTACCAAGATTCTTATTCTTCCCGTCAATAGCACAAGATACGATATACTTCTGGCAACCATTTTGGAAAGAAATGCCAGCAGGGACAGTTTTACCCGGTTTTACTTGTGTGACAATAATAGAATTAAGCTCTGGGGGAATAAAGACACAAGTTTCTGGCCCGTAAACCTTATTCCCTTGTAGTATTATATCTTTGTCAAGTACATATCCCATATTGAAGCCGGGTTGCCACTGACACCACTCTCCAAACTCTTGAAAATTATACCATTGTTCCTCAACAGAACACCCAATGTAGGTAGGAAACCTCCGGTGGTACTCCTCGTAGTAACTCCTTGTCATCATACTAGACCAGTGTACATACTCGGCTGTTGTCTTACTACTGTTTCCCCGTACTTTTGACTTATGTGGACCTTCTCCGATAAAACCTTTACCCCTCACAACCGGATGATATGGATTTTTAGGACTACCTCGCAGGATATTTTTAAGTGTAAAGTATTTTACGCAATTATCCTCTTCAGTGAACCTTACTTTGACTTTATCATAAGATTGGTATTCAAGAACTTCAATCTCGTATCCCTCATTAGTCCTGAACTTATCCCCAGCTTTTACAGTAGTTAGAAATGTACCCACTAAACCTCTCCTTTCTCTTCCTTACGATATGCGATGATCCAGTCTTTGCACTGTTTGCTCCTCACAATATCATTAATATTATCGAAGTCCACAAATCCAACATCAAGATGTGGATGTTTCTGAACCATATCTGTCAAATGACGCAAACCACTATGTTCATTTAACTCGCTCTGTCCCACATCACCGGCAAGAATAAGTTTGCAGTTTTTTCCTTGGCGAGTTACGAGTTTTTTAGCTTCGTCTCGTGAGATATCCTCGGCCTCATCAAGTATGAACCAACAGGATTCTGCGCTGAACCCCTTTATCGTTTCGAGCGGGAGGAAAATAATTTGTCCGTGCTTCAAAGCAATCTCAAGTGCAGCAACACCAATACGCTCGTTCAGGATGGAAATTACCGGTGCAAGCCATTGAGTCATCTTCTCTTCAGCAGAACCTTTGAACATACCCAACGACTTACTATTTGAAATATTTGGACGACTAAAAATGATGCGATCAATCTTACCCAAACGAAACAAATCACAAGCCATCATAGTTGGGATAAAGGTCTTCGATGTGCCCGGCAGTCCTGTCGCTATAACCATATCCTTTTCAATGAGCAACCGAATGTATTCAGCTTGTTTTTCATTCATTGGTTTCAGTGGTGCCAACTTTTGAACGTGTTCCCGCTCCTCTTTAAACTTCGCAGTGCTAACTGTTGCTTCTGGTTTCCCACCCTGCCTTGTGCGACGAGTCTTTTTACGGGGCTGAATCACTTCAACACCATCCACTACTTCGATGAAACCACGAGCATGACCACCCATTTAGTATTTCCTTTCTCAATTAAATAAAAACAACCCTTTCTCTACATCCCATCAACCTACGCCACCACAATCTCACATTCCCACCAATTTTACAACCCTTTATTAAAATAAATTTTAAACTTTATTTGTCTCCCTATAATCTAACGTTTACCTTAAATTTGTACACCTTTAGGCTGACACACTTGTTCCACTAGGGACAGTACTTTCATCACCAACTCCTCAGCCGTAAACCAAGTCTTATTATCAAGGTCGTCTGCCACAGCACTACACCAAGCCATATACGCTGTATAGATGAGCTTCTTGTCTTCCTCTGCAATAGTCATTTCTCCTCCAATTCCAAACACTCATTAAGTTCCTTTAGCAAACCAGCTCCTTTCAACACACGCATCATATTGTTAGTAGTTCGCTCAAAATAAGATTTCTCTTCAATATGCTTCACCAACAAATAATACAATACATCTGCATAATGAGCTTGGTTGATGTTAGGGTCCAGCATAACCGATTGCAAGGTTCCGTTCAAGCCATCCTTATCAAGTTGGCGTAGTTTTTCTTTCTCTTGTTCTTTCAACTAGTACACTCCCACATAGTTATTATATTCTTGAACCTTAGCACCACAAGGTTCTTTTTGCGAGATTTCTTCATCTTCTACCAGAACAGATTGAGGAATATTCTTAAGAATGTGACAGATAGTCGCGATAGTCCAACCATTCCCCAGCACCGCACAGGCTTGATTATAACTTAAACAATCTGTATACCCAAGATCAATAGTCTGTGCAGCCTCAAGCTCTCTCCGCGTTAAGAATCGACAGAAATCCTCATACTCAACTAATCCACTGTTAGGGCATCGATCTTGTTTTGTTGTCAAGCAATATACTTTATTTGCATTGGTAACATTAGCACAAGATTGCACCCCATTGTTCCCTTTGCCTTCTCCCCACATACGAATCCTGGAAGGTGTTGGATTAAGTTTGTATTGGCTTAAATCACCACTCTCTTTAGAGTCTTGAAAGGAAATACCCCTATCTTTAGGAATATCAAAAGATAGATTAGACCAATAATAACGAGCACGCTTCTGAAAGCTTACAAGTTCAGAGTTAATATAAATACCTTTAACACCCAAGTATTCATCCAACTGTTCTTTACTTTCTTTCTTCATCTTAACATTCTCAAGGAGAAAGATTAAGTCTGGGTTATGAGCCTCAGTTTCTTTTTTGATGCGTAGGAAGTGATAAAACAAACCACTCTTTGTGCCTTCCAAGCCTTGTGGTGTTACTCCGTGTTGACCAAAAGCTTTAGCTGTACTGAAGTCTTGGCAGGGGCTTCCTCCTGTCAACAAGTCAATCTTACCAACATAGAACACACCAACTTCAGTTGTAAGAAATCCATTATCAAAACTAACTTTAGTTACATCTCCAATGTGTTGAATGTCATCCCAATTGTGTTTAGCAACTTTGATTGCATGTTTATCAACTTCAGAAGCGTAATAATTATCCACCTTAAAGCCAAGACGATCCAAAGCAATACGAGCACCACCTAGCCCATCGAACAAACTCAAAACATTCATACAAGATCCTCAGATACAATAACAGACTTCTTAATCTCTTTAGTAGAGCTTACCCCATCAAAGCTAGCTGTCAAGACAAACCCTACACCCGGTTCACCATAACTAACCCCATAACCACTCTCAAACTGAGCAATTTCTATCTGTGCAGCATACTTATCAAACACAGCCTTCGTCTCAACCATGAAATTATTCATAACACCACTCTCAGCTTCCTCTTGATTGGCTTCATCTACTTTCTGTTGTGCCCAAGCTTGGATAAGGGACAGATTATTTTCAATCTGAATGAAAACTTCTTCAAATCCATATGCACTATCTGCTGAGATAGCTGCTGATTCTAGTGTGTCTATTTGTGTCAGAGATTGTTCGATTTCAGTTAGGATGTTTAGATATTCTTGTTTATTTATAGTCACTGTTATTCTCCTTTATTTACTACAGTCCAAGGCCCATTACTCACCACAGACCACTCCTGCACGTTATGACTAGATACCATAAACCAGTTGTAAATGTCGTATAACCACCAAGCATTAACTTTATCCATAAGGATGCTTATCCAATGGCCTAGATAATACAAGCTCCACGAAAGTGTGTACCCTATAAATTTCTTCACCTCATTTCTCCAAGATTAGTTTA